GATGTTTTGAGTAATGACAAGGTGCTGATTTTCGTCTCTTGCGATGAGAGAGATAATCTTAGCGGATCCTTCCATAAGTTTGAGTTCACCAAACGCAAACGAGCAAGCGAATGAGACATAAAATCTGATACCTTCGAGAATGTTGACATTTGCGACCGCACGATAAAGTTTTCTTTTAAGTTCTAATCTTTCTTCTATAGAAGACCCATATTGTTGAGCAGAATTAATGAAATCGTCATAAGTTCCAGTAACAGAAGATGCTCTTTCTAGAATCTTATCATTATTTAAAATAGTATCAAAGACTTCTGATGGATCAGAATAGATATTTTTAATAATGTAAGTATAAGATCTAGAGTGAATCATCTCCATAAACCCCCAGACTGTCATACAAGCTTCCAGTTCAGGAAGAGAGCAATATGGAATAAATGCCATACCAGGAGCACGACCTTGAACACTATCAAGCATAATTTGATACTTCAGGTTTGAAGTATACATATGTCTTTGTTCAGGTCGCAGTGTCAAATAGTCAGAACGATCTTTTTGAAGAGAGATTTCTTCTGGTCTCCAGAAGAAACCAAGTTGCTGCTGGGTAAGTTTATCAAAGACAGGATACTTATATGAATCGTATCTTTGAATTCCTTGTGGTGCTCCAAAAAACATTGGTTGTTTTTTAAAATCTACTTCTTGGGTATTAAGAACAGTCATACCTTGTATTGTTTTAGTTTCTTCCATAATCAAATACTGCAACTATCACAATTTGCTTCATCCGAGCTTAGTATGTCCTGAATCAAATTGTCAAGATTAGATTTCTCTTCTCTGATTTCATCGGACTTACCATCATAAGTGTTTTGATAATATGCTGTTTTGTGCCCATACTTAAAGCAAGTGAGCATATCTTGTGCCATTACGCTAACAGGAACTTCATTATCGGGATAATTCTCCGGATTATAAGACCAGTTTCCAGAAATCGCTTGATCAAAGAACTTTTGCATAACTGCAACAATATTAATATAACCACGATTGCTAGGCATATCCCAAAGAAGCGTATAATTGTTTTTAAGACTTTGAAACTGTGGAACAATTTGCTTGAGAGGACCTTTTTTAGACTGTTTGACGGACAAATAACCTCTAGGTGGTTCAATTCCATTAGTTGCGTTAGAGACGACTGAACTGCTCTCGGAGGGCATCTGTGCTGATAATGTGGAGTGTCTAAGACCATACAGTTTTATATCTTCTCTAAGTGTTTCCCAATCGTGTTGAAGAGTTGGATTTAACAGTTCATCAACATCCTTTTTGTATGTATCAATTGGAAGAATTCCTTGAGAATACTTTGTGCGATTGAAATATTCACAAGCACCTTTTTCTTTGGCAATCTGATTAGAAGATTTGAGTAAGAAATATTGGAAAGATTCTGAAAGTCCATGAACTGCATCCCATGCTTCTTGAGAATCATAATTGAAACCAAGTTTAGCAAGGTAATGTGCCAGACCAATAAATCCAATACCAAGAGACCTACGAGCCTTTGTTGATTTTTCGGCAGCAACCACTGGATATTGTTGATAATCAATCAATTCTTCCAATCCACGAACAGCCAAATCACAAAGTTCTTCAAATTCTGAATCGTCTTTAACTTTACCGATATTGATTGCGGAAAGAATACAAAGAGCAATTTCTCCGTCTGGGTCATCAATATGCTGAATGGGTTTAGTTGGAAGTGTGATTTCCTGACAAAGGTTTGACATTGAAACCTTATCAACGAAAGAACTATGAGAATTGCAGTGGTCAATATTCATAATATAAATACGACCAGTTTCTGCTCTTTCTTTTAGAAGGTCCAAAAAGAGTTCTTGAGCACCGATAGTTTTTCTTGGAATAGATTCATTTCGTTCATAACCCACATAAAGGTTGTCAAATCCATCAGTGCCAAAAGCATCATAAAGACCAGGAACATCGTGGGGAGAGAAGAGTGTGATTTCTTCGTTGCGGATAAATCGTTCATAGAAGATTTTGCTGATTTGAATAGAATAGTCTAACTTACGAACACGATTATCTTCAGTTCCCTTATTATTTTTCAGAACAATAATGTCTTCTATTTCTTGGTGCCAGATTGGAAAGTGAACAGTTGCTGAACCACCTCTGATACCGTTTTGAGTGCAACTTCGTACAGTTGATTCAAATTTTTTGAGGAAGGGAATAACCCCGGTATGTTGTACTTCTCCACCTCTGATTTTAGAATTGATACCACGGATTCTGCCCGCATTGATACCGATGCCAGCCCTTTGAGCAACATACTTGTAAATAGCCAAATCAGAGTGACCGATGCTATCGAGGGTATCATCAGAATCAACAAGAACACAACTTGCATATTGTCGTAAAGGAGTCCTAACTCCTCCCATAATTGGTGTTGGGATGTTGATTTTGTGTTTTGATGTTGCGTCATAGTACCTCTTCACATATGAAAGTCTAGTTTCTTTTGGGTATCGTGAGAACTTTGTTGCAGCAATCATCATATACATGAACTGTGGAGTTTCATATACTTGTCCGGTGCTTCTATCTTGAACAAGATATTTATCAACAACTTGACGAAGACCGGCATAGGTGAAGAGATAATCCCGTTTATGTTTGATATAATCACCAAGACGATTTAGTTCTTCTTCCGTATAATATGATAAGATTTCCTTATCATAAACACTTGCATCTACACATTTAGTAATATGCTCAAAGAATGTAGGATGGTCTTTAATCTTCCCATACAATGATTTACGAATAGAAAATAAAAGAAGTCTTGCTGCTACAAATTGATAATTTGGATTTTCCAAATCAATCAAATCCGAGGCAGATTTAATCAAAATTTCTTGAACTTCTCCTGTTGAAATTCCATTATAAAATTGAATTCCAGAAGTCATCTCAACCTGAGATGCAGAAACCCCTGAAAGGTCTTTACAAGCCTCCTCAACCATTAAGTGAAGCTTATTTAAATCCAGAGGCTCCTGACTGCCATTTCTTTTGATTACGTTAGTCCCGTTACTCATACTCGTTTCCATTCGGTAAGTTTTACTTTTGCTTGTAGTCCTTTAAATGTATTATCTTTAATAATCTTTTGAATATCAAAAGAACTCATACCAGATAAAATTAAATCATTAATGTCCTTTTCTTTCAAGTCATTGGGCCAAATTACAACAGAATGTCCTAAATCTATAACCTTTTCTATTCTACTAACAATATGTTCGTTTCTTCTTTCATTATCATAAACATAAATGAAATTAGCATCACTTGAAAATGAAGTTAGGTTTATATCTGCTCCAACCATAGCAATAGAATTTGAAAGAAACATCTTATCAAATGGCCCTTCAACGATATAGACGGCATTATCCCAATTTATAGTATCTACTCCATATACCTTAGGTAGGGTATCGTCCAATATTATTGTAATATATTTAATGTTTGCATTTTTTGAAAGACTTCTTCCTTGGAACCCGAAGATATTACCATCTGAAACTAAAGGGATGATGATTCTAGGCTCATCGTGATTAGTAAATTTGAATGTTGGTTTTTGTGTGTTGGTCCAGTGTTTGAACTTTTCACAAAAATATAATTCATCCAAATAGTGTTTAGGTATTTTTCGGTCTTCTAAATACTGTCTTGCAAAGTGTTCTTTATTTAGTTGTGAAACCAAAGGTAGGTCAAAATATTTTTTAATAGTTCTAAGTTTTGGAACTTGAAGTTTAGGCTTTACTTCTATTCTTTTGAGTCGTGGACCAGTTTCTTTATACTTCTCTAGAATATACTGGTCGTGTAAAGATGGGTCTAAATCTTTTAGGAAGGTTGAAAAACTTACTGACTTCCCACAATTGAAACATTTATAATTATAAGAAGTTCCGATTTGATATAAGTTTCCTCGTTTCTTTGATTGAGATTTCTTACTGTCTCCACAATACCAGCAACGAAATTCGTAATTTTTAGAATTCTTTTGGGAAAACTTATCCAGTCTAGATGAAATTAATCCAATATACTTAGTATCAATAAAAGACATTATAAGGTAAGATTCATCGACTATTACCCTACTGTAAGGTCGCTGTTAAGTCAATTATTTTGCGTCTTTAACATGTGCTGGGGGATTGGTATCTGGAGGCATTGGAGAGTGGGGAATTAACATACCCGAAGCAAGAGTACTTACTGCGGTTGCTACTAATGCTAAAAATCCTATAACTCCTACAGCCATCCATCTAGCTTTAGATAGGTCTTCTATCTTAGTTTCAAGTCCTTCTATTTTTTTTATAACTTTGCCGTGTTCTGTATTATTTTTTTCTTCAACTTCTCTCAACTTAACTAAAATAGAATTATCAGCCTTATTTGAGACTTCAATTCTTTCTTCGTGAATTGCAAGCATTTTTGAAATGCCTTGACTTGTTTCACTTATTGCTCTAATCGCATCTTCAATCTTATTAAGCATCTGTTCATACACCGAAAATTTTTCTTCAAGAATCGCAACTCTAGTGTCAACTTTTTCGTTTTGGTTGAACATTTTTTCCTCTCCGGAATAAAGCTTTATAAGGGTCTGGTAATTTTTTGTATTTGTTTTTTCTAAAATCAAGATAAACAGGGGGCATATCTCCTTCCTTTCCAGATGCTCCTGATATTGCCCCAGACGAAATATTATTTGTTGGCGCAACTCCCATACCTGCTCCATCTTCAATTATATAAGATTTAATTAAGTTTCTAATATGATTGAAGGTACGGTCGTTCATTAGATTTTATTTAAATAATTAAAGCAGTTTAAATCTATTTGAATATCGTGAAGTTCAGATTTTGGATATTCGGGAAACCTTCCAAGATATCCAATAATTGTTTTTATAATAGACCAATATTCACAATCTATCATATAAAATAACAAAGGGGTTGTTGCATCACCAAATATATTATATAAGATTAAAAAATGATTGATGAGTAAATGAGTATTCAATTCGCCATTTAATTTATATTTTTTAAGCAAACGCTTAATCCACTTAAATCTTTTTAAATCATCATAGAAGTCATCTTCAGTGACTGCTTGTGGATTTTCATAATGCTTTATGGCAAATATAATATAGTTTTCATCATTCAATTCATCAAATCTCATATTAATATCAAGCGGTTACAGTAAGTTTTGCAGATGATGAAGTTGCGGTTGCTCCTCCAGAAGATGCGATAACAACTTTATATAGGTTGTTATTTGCACTAAGTGGAGGGGAGGTAAGAGTTAATGTAGCAGTTGTTCCTCCAGAATATATTCCACCAGATGCATTACTGTAAGAAGTTCCACCATTAGTAGAAACTTGCCACTGATAAGTAAGTGCCGATGTAGGAACTGCTGCTGCAGTTACTCTGAAGGTTCCTGTGCCAGTTGTAGCAATTCCAACTGAGGTAGGCTGTGAACTAATTGTAATCAATCTATCAGGGAACACAGTGTCATCAGCAGCATCACCTGGGGTAGAATAAGTTGCTGCGGTATTTGAAGTAATACCAGACATCGCAACAAGAACTTCACTCTTAACTCGTAAATTACCATCAGCATCCATATAAGTATGAATGCCCACCCATCCTGAATGAGCTAATTTATATTTAGTTCCAGAAGTTCCGGCTTGTGTCTGTGCTTCAAATTCATCTACGCCATAAACTTTGGTAGATTGTCCAGATGAGGTGGTGGTGATTCCAGCATAGTTGGAGTCAAACATAGTATATTTTGGTTTTTGCGAGATGGCGTATGAAACACCTGCAATAGTAGCACCAGAAAGGTATCTAGAAGTTGCAATATAAAGTTCAGTATTATTAGTGACTGACTTAATTACACCTTCTCCAAAGGTTCCACCGGCTCCAATAGTAATTACTGCTCCAGTAGTAATTCCAACTGCAGTAAATGAAGTTCCAGCTCCGGTGATTCTACCATCACTATACCTTACAGTAACTGTCCCTGGTGAGTAACTACTATCTGAATTTCCCCAAAGAGCCATTTTATTTTCCCCGTATGTTTTATAAGAATATTTATAAAAAAATGGAGACCGCAGTTTTGGTCCCCTTTAGAATTTAAAGTTAAAACCTCAGGGTGTTAAATCTTTAGCACCCTTTGATTTTAGTTGTCCTTGCACTTGTAAAAGAAGTAGTGAAAGAAGACCGTTTGCTTTGATTTTTGGATTTGCTCCAAGTGCTTCTGAAATTGCAAACAATACAGTTGCAATAAGTGCTTGATTAGCAAATGCCCATGCGATTAATGCTGACATAATAACCTTGTATAAACTATAAGTATTTATAAATTAGCACTTCCATCTTCGTCTTGCAGCTAATCCTCTTTCTCCGTGCCAACTTCTACTACGAGAGCAAAAATTCTTACGGCGTTGTGCTGCTTTACTTCCTGGTTTTACTTTACCAGTTACAGGTGCTTGAAGGTGTGAGCCAGTGGCACGATTGTATTTTGCTCTTCCTTTTGCAGTCAATCCACCACCCCTTTCAACTGAAAGTTTTTCACCTCTACCTACAGATAGAACAGGTCCTTCTTCTGCTATTTTAATTTTTTTTTTCTTCTTTGGTTTAGCATCTTTATTCATTTCTTTCATTCTTTGAAGAATTCTAGAAGTTCTTTGTGCTCTATCATCATCAGCAGCACCAGCAGTAAATCTCTCACGAGAATGCTGACGGAAAGTTTCATTCTCATCATCATATGCTTCTTTAACTGTTTCAGTTTCACCCATCATATAATCCGCAACAGTATCAATATGGTCTGCTGCTTTTGTGATTTTAGATTGAACCCACGCAGGCAGTTGTTGATTATTTGATTTTATTTTTTTGCGAAGTGATTTGACTGCTCTTTCCATCGTAGAAAGCTCATTACGAGCCATTCCGCCTTCATTATCAACTTCTTCAATGATAGTTGGGAATAATGTAATCTTATTTGTTCCTGTCATTACATTTACAATTTTATCATCTTTATCTTTTTTCATCTTTCTTCTTATATCTCCTAATTCGCAAAGAAACTCCTCTCTCCAACAAGAGTATTCTTCATTAGTAGACTTATCGTATTCAGATTGCTTAAAATCATATTGTTTCTTTGGCATTCTATTTGCTATTTCTGTTTGTCTAATGCTTTTATTTGCTCGTGCTCTTTGGCCCAAAGTTCTACCCGCTGGTGGTAATCTTGGCTGTTTCCGAGAAGTCTCCATTTCTGCAGCTTTTTCTTGTGCTTTTTTAGTTCCTGCTTCAATTTGAGCGTTTCTTTTTGCTTCTTTTCTTTTTTTTATATTGTGTACAATTGCAGCAGCACCAGCTTTAGCAACTCCACCTACAAGAGACGCAGCGTTTCCTACTAGCTTTGCGCCAGCAGTAGAGTCGGGGTCCTTGCCCGATATTGTTTGAGTTTTGATATCTTTAAGCGGGCCAGTTATTCTAGCCTTCTGTTCGTTTTCTCTTCTTTCTTTATCTTTTTTGAGAGACCTTTCCTGTTGCCATTTCAATCTTCCTTTTTTATATTCTAATGTATCTTTTTGATATTTACGATAATCTGCAGACCTTTCAGCAGCTTCTTCTGCTTTTGCTTCTCTTGCATCTTTTTTTGCAGAAGCATCTCGCTCTCTTTTTAACACTGAAGGTGGCTTATCAAAAGGACCTTTTTCAAAAAGTAATTCTTCTCTCCAGTTTGCCATCTTTATTTTGTAGAACCTTTACTATTCATATTTAGTTTTTTCTTAGGCATAGTTTCTTTAATTTCAATTCCAGTATAAGAAACTACAGGTTGACCTGGAGTTATACTTTGTAATTTTTTAAGGTATTTAGAGGTTCCGACTTCATAAACCGCTTCTTTTATATTTTGCAACCAAGATTTAAACATCACTCCTTCATTTGTTACACAAATAAGATAGTTGGTCCCACGACGAAGAACTCTTCCCTGAAGTCCTGTGTTTAAATTTTCTATAATACTACCAATAGGATATAAGTTATTTATTTTATAGTTCATCCTCAACCCTTCCATATCAAGTTCAGGGGCAATTCTCCATAATTCATATCTCTCTCCAAGTTGCATAGCATCTGCAACTGAATTAAAAAGTTGTTCCTTATCCGCTCTCTTCATACGGGTAGGAAGATTTGCAGAGAATGATTCAAAGTTCCCTTCTGCTACTGCTGCTCTTAATTGTGCGGAAGACCCAGCACCTCCAACATCACTATCTGGGTCCTTCACTCCCGCAGGAATAACTTCAATTGTATTAAATTGATAGGTTTCTCCTTCTCCTCTATGAGCTAAACTTTGAAACTCCCCAACTCTATCTGAGCCTACAATTATTTTTACATCAGTAAATCCATCATTTGATAAACTTGTAAGAACATCAAATAAAGTGGATATGTCACTATTGTCTATAATATAATCTGCATACTCGGGGTACATTGCCTTCATATACTTTATCTTGAGTGTCGGATTGAGAGGATTAGTTTCTTTATCTTCAATACGACTTGGGTAAATACGATATTCTGCCCCACTAGTTTTTCCTTGATTGAATCCAAACTTTAAAAGTTGTTCGTGTGCCTTTCCTGGAGGGTTGAATTTACCAAGAACTACTACTATACCTTTACCTTGCTCTTGTGTCTGTGGTTGCTGTTGGTCCGGAGGTTGTTGAGTTGCAGGTGCTGCTTGGGGTTGAGCTTCAGTATCTTTTTTAGTAGCTGTATCTTCAGCACCTTTACTATCTCTTCCTTTAAATACCTGAAGTTTACCCCCTACAGTTTTTGCTACTAATTTCCCTTGATTATCATACCAATCTCCGTGCCCATCTCCTCGCAGTCCCATTTGTTTTGCTTGGGATGATGCAATTGTTTCTAATGCTTCGGATATAAATTGGCGAAACGACTTCATATTATTGAGTTTTTAAGTATTTATGAATTTTATCTAACACCATCTACATATTTATTTCTAGGGTCAAATGCGTGAGCTTTATTCACAAAATTAACAGTAAATCCTTTATATGGTAGCATAGACTTCGCATTTCTTCTTGGGTCTGACTTTATTACTAAGTAAACATCGGGAAGCATTCTCAATATATCTTTAGTGTTATTATTTTTAAATATATTAATTCCATTCATACTAATAATATTATTTTTACTTACTCCAGTTAATTTAGCATTGATTATGATATAATCAACCCCAGTAGACCCGCCAAAGCAGTATTTTTTAACTTCAGATATGTTGGCGGGAACTCTTATTCCTCCAACATTTCCAACAAAAGTGGAAGGTTGTCCAGGAGGCGTTTTTAATGCAACTTTCCCTGCTTTTAAAGTCTTATTCAAAATTTGGATAGGAATATTTTCATATGTATCTGCACTACTCCAAAATGAAAAATTTCCTTGTTTTAACGATATCGTTATAGTTTTACCAGGTTTAGTTTTTATTGCGATATCAGGTTTTTTACCAGTTTGTCCCACTTTATCTGCAGATAATATAGGTCCTATAGATATTTGTTTACCACCTCCGTATAGATTTAAGGTTACATTATTATACATATCAAATATGTTAGGAGGGACTCCATCCAATTCTTTTTTTATCTCCTTGATTCTACTAAGTTGATCTAATATCACAGAATGGAAATATAATTCATATGCCTCACCTGGTTTTAATACACTGCTAATCTTATTGGTTGACTTTTCTAATTGTATTTTTACATACCCATATCCATTCTCAGTTACTCTAATTTTACCTATGTCTCCATCAATTTCTTTTTTTAATTTTATATTAGGATATAATCTAAGAAGCTCTGAATATATCTTTTCATATAACGGCCTCCCCTCTGCTAAATTTTTAGGGATAACTTGTACTGTATAATTTTTTCTAACTACAATACTATTACTGGATGCAATAGAATTTACTACATATTGGATTTTTGTAATATCTATTTTAGAATCCACAGGCATATTAAAATCCCAATGATTTCTTATATTTAGAAATTATTGGGACTAAATGTGTATTATATTATATCAAATATCTCCGTCTTCTCTATTCTCGGAGTAATATGCATCAAAATTTCCTCCAGGATATCTTTTATACAACTTGTCAATATTAGTTTGAATGACTTCATCAAATGAAACTTCAAGAGCAATGCAGGCTTGTGCCACATACCACATTGTATCTCCCAATTCTTTAATAAGATGAGTTCGGGTTTCTTTATCCCAGGGCTTTCCTTGGAAAATCATTTTTTTAACAATTTCAAGAAATTCTCCACCTTCTGCGTTGATACCAACTCCTGAAGTTAGAAGTCGTTCAATATTTGCTCCTTTTTCATCTAACTCAACCATACGGTCAGAAAGAGCAAGAAAATCCTTAGATGCATCAGAGGTTACTGCATCTACAAATTCTTGGTATTTAATGAAATCAATACGTTTTGTCATATCAGAATTTAATGTCTTTGAATTTTGTTGTTTTGTCGTCTTTAAAAGAATACTCGGGTTCTAATACTTCGTCAAGTGCTTCCATCTGTGCATTTTGTTCTACATCATATAGTCGCATCTTATTTCTATCTAAACCTACTACAAATCTTTTATACTTAGATACATCATTATCTCGGTTTTTAATTTGCTTAAACATAATTTGTCCGAGTTTATCAAGTTCTTCAGTTTTAATCATCGCAACAATCAAATCTACAGTTGCAACTGTTCCGAAACTCTCTGATGTATCAGTCATATCTGGGTCGCTTGTAGTTGCTCCACTACGGGTCATCTGCGTAGAACTAAACACAGGGACTTTATACTCCACAGCAAGTGCTCTGAGTTCCTCAGAGATGCTTTTCACATAGGTGTATGAATTAACTCCAGCATTATTTTTATACCTACTAGAAGCACAAATGTTCATATAGTCAATAAAAATAATATCAGGATGGAAATGCTTCTTCAAAGATAGTTCATTAAGAAGTGCTTTGAAGTGACCTACGTGTGCAGAAGAAGGGGCATATTCTTTGATAATTAGTTTACCGTGAGTTTTCTTTGCCATTTTTACAACTTTACTTTCAAAAGAACTCTTGGAAAGCTTATCAATCTCTGAAATATTCACATTCAATAGATTTGCGTCAATACGTTGTGCAATTTTTTCTTCTGACATTTCAAGAGTGATGTAAAGCACATTCTTACCTTGAGCTAAGAATGCTGAAGCAAAAGAACACATTGCAAGTGATTTACCTACATTAGGACCGGCTAGAATAAGCGACAGTGTTTTTTTACATAGTCCACCACCAGTAATTTTATTGAAATACTCAAGGTCAAAAGGAAGTCTTTCTTCACTTCGGGTATAATATTCATAACGCCTTTCATAATCATCAATATAATCGTGACCAATATGGTCATCAAATGATATTGATAATGCTTCCTGAAGAATACCGGGAATTGCATCTCTACCTTTCTTATCGTCTCCACCATCTGCAATCTTAATACTTTCCATTAAGGCAAGATAGATTGCTCTATCTCTGCACCATTTTTCAGTAGTATCCATCAACCACTCTAAATCTACGTGACTATCATCAAGAGTTGAAACATAATCGCAAATAGTCTTATATGTGTCTTCTGTAATATCAGTTCTTTTTTCTGCTTCAATTAAGACTACTTCTTTAGTTGCAAGGTCTTCATAAGCTACAATAAACTTACTAATTTCTTCAAATACTACTCGTTCGTGCCGATTATCAAAATAATTAGGGTCAATAAAGGGTAATACTTTTCTACAAAATTTATTATTAAATAACAAATTTCTAAGAATAGTTGTTTCAATTTTTTCCATTACTTAATAAATTAAAGATTACGTTTGTGGTGAGGGACATCAAATACGAAAGTAATTCTAACGTCCTCTCCAATATTCACTGCACTGTGTGGAAGTTTATTGTTAAACCAAAAAAGAATTCCAGGTTTCACAACAATAGTTTCATCTCCAACAGTATACTCATACACTCCCTGAATGGAAAGGTGATATCTATCTTTTGTAAGGTAGTAGGTTCCTTCATCAATATGAGTTCCAACTATTTGCCCAACAGGAAGTGCTAGAAATCCACAACGACGGAGTTTCTTAAAATACTTTTCCAAGTAAGTAAGAATCTCTGTGTGTTTCTGATATGCTGGAGTTTGAATACAGATTTCAGTATCACCAACATACTGCCCTTCCTTTTCTATTCCACCTATTATCAATTGAAGAACATCAACAGTAACAGTATATTGTGAGGGGTCAAGTTGTTCTATATTCTTATCTTTAATATTCTTCTGAGACCCCCAATCCTCTGGATATTGTTTGAGTTGTTCTAGTATCTTGGATACATCAACTCCAGTTTTTATGATACGAATATTCTTCATACCCCATAACTAAACTCACCCTTGGCAATTACATCAAGTTTTTGCATTACTTCTTCTGTAAAGTATTTTTCTGGTTCTGCAAGAATTTGTTTTCCATAAATTTTCTTACCGTCTATTTCATAACGTCCTGCCACATTCTTCCACATTCCACCTAGCTCCCCAAGTTCAAGCAAACCATAATATCTATCAAGACCTCGTTCATCATAATAAAGACGAACTTCAACATCTTGGTTCTCCTTACTTAAACGTGATTTAGCAGTTTTACACTTAATAATATTTCCAATTACATCAGTTCCATCTTTTTCTTTCTTTTTAGAAAGATAGATGATAGAAGATGCTGCATACTTAAGACCACTACCGCCTCCCATTTCTTTTGTTGGAACATAAGCACCGATAACATCATAAGTGTGATTAGTCACTATCATTGGAATATTTGCCTGACCAAGTTTCAGGGTAAGCATACGAAATGCACCCTTAATTAGTTGGGATTTAGTCATATCCCTAACTTCCTTATCATTCAGAGCATCATTAATCTCCTTACTGGTTGAAAGCATACCAAGAGAATCCAGAACAAACATACAAGGACTGCGTTCCCCTTCGGGTTTTTTCAAATAAAGGTCAACTGCCTTCAGTGCCTTACCACGAAACTCTTCAACTGTGACCACATTGACAACAACCAATCTTGTTGTGTCAATGCCTCTCCCCTCTAATAAAGATCTGGTGATTGCAGCTTCAGTATCAAAATACAGACAGTATCCAGTAGGATTATTATCAAGAAAATTTTTGACCACTGCCAGACTAAAGAAAGTTTTTCCTGTAGAAGTTTCACCTGCGATTGCAGTGATTTTATTACCAGATACGCCACCAAAGATACTCCCAGATACAAGAGCATTAAATATGTACGAACCCGTGTCCACATAAGTTTCAGTCTCATCAATATCTGATGCAAGTTGTGTGTATTCTCCGCCGATTTCTTTTACAATATCTTTTAAAAAATCCATAGTTAGTTATCCTTTGTTGTTTGCATTTTAAACCAAAAAGACCATAATTTATTATAAAGTTCTGTATTGTGCTTAACTTTTTCTAAAATAAATTTTAAGTCTTTTTCATTAATAGGTAAGTTCATATAAATTTATACATAAAAGCTTGATAAGTTTACAGTTTTTTCTGTTTTCCACCCAATTGCATCTAAGATAATCTTCAAAGGTTCTAAGAAAGATTTATTAAACTGAGTAGTATAATCTACATATTTTTCCAATTCAAGCTCTTTTGGAAAGTTTTGAATGAAGCAGATTACATCTTGATGAATAGGATTTGGAACTTTAAGGGCACAGTATTTAATCTTTTCCCCATTATTAATGATTGGATATTTATTGTCAAGTTTATTCTTTTTTATATGATAATTATAAAGTAAAGTTCCTCTAACGTGCATAGGAGTTCCTTTTGTGTAAATAGTGGCATTTGAACTGTAGGTTTCCAGATTATTTACAGAACGAGGGAATGAGATTTGCTCAATTGAAAAATTCATAAATTTTTCTTTACATTCTTGGATATACTGTATCATATCAGTTTCAGTCTGGTTCATCATAATAGGAACTGCATCTTTAATCATCTTTCTACAAACTGCAGGAGTGGAAGACTTAATTGCCTCAAGTCCTTTGATTTTTACCTTTGGTGTTTCATAACGAACCCCTTCATTATCCCAAACATTTAGAATATACCTTTTCTTTTTAGTCCAGATTGCTCTGTCACAAATCGCTTCTCTTTTCATATAAAGAGCATTATTATATGCATTGGTATAATCAGAAAGTTCCTGGAAGCACTCATTAATAAAATCTTGAAATGTGGTTCCGCAGATTTTATCTAGAAAATCCACAACCTTTTCCTTTGTAGGATTTTTATTTTTAAAAACTTTATCTACTAAAGGTCCAAAATTTAAGTAATTGCTATCAGTATCAAGTGCAATAATAAAATCTTGATTTTTAGTCCCTACAATTTTATTTAAATATGCATTCAACCTACTCTCAATCCATTTAATGGTAGTTTGTCCTGAAAAAGTAATTGCCTTTGCATTCTCTAGTTTATAATACCTAAAATATTGATTTCCCAAAGCACCATACAGACTATTCAAACAAATTTTTAAGTTTTGTTGAAGATTATGATATTTTGAAATTGTATTACGAAGTTCTATTGACGGGTTATTTTCATATTCTTGTTCTGCCTCAAGCATCTTTTTCTTATAAAGTTTCCTCTCATTAAACATCTTCTCAGTCAGTTCGGGGAAAAATCCACGAATGTCTTTACGATACATTGCTCCATTTGGACATACTGTATAATCAGAATACGATTGCGTATCTACAGTTTGGTCTAGAACTCCCTGAATAGTAATATTAGGATGCCGTTTTTCTATATAAGTCTCTGGACTGATATTATACATCATCAATAAAGAAGGATATAGTGATGCTAAGTCAAAACTTACAACCCAATCATACATTCCAGGCTTGGGCTCTTTTACATAAGCACCTGGAAACTTCTCCGTTTTACTTGTAATTTCTTTTGGAGGAACTGCGATATTCCTCTCTCTTAAATAATTGTAAGTAATGGCATCCCACATTCGCACTTGATAGAATACATCGGTATAGTTTGTCTTTGCGTTATATGCCATCATAATACAAAGCTCAATCAACTTCAGCTTTTGTTCCAATCGGTCAACAAGCTCAACGTCAATTATATTATAGCGAACAAACTTATCCCAATCTTTAGTGTAAAAGTCTTTGAAAGTATCAAACTCAGAGTGGTCTAACTTTTCCATACCGAGTTCTACTTCTGCAATATGGTTCAAAGCATAACTTTCTCTATTTACATAAGTAAATTTTTTATAAAGATTAAGGTAATCAATAATAGAAATACCGGCAATTTCACACTGAAGTTGAACTCTTCCTGAGATTTCAATCTCTTTTGTTTTTACTATCCCCCACGGAGATAGTCTACCAGTTTCTTTGTCTCCAAGAATTCTTGACATTCTACCTACAAGATAGGGAATATCATATAATTCTAGGTTCCATCCAGTAATGAGGTCAGGATTTTCTTCCTCCCAAAATGCTAGGAACTTATCAAATAATTCTATTTCATCGCTACATTCAATATAAGTTACATCATCTCTTTTATTATCATATGGCCTAACTCCAAAAGTTGTAATATGCTTAGTGTTATAATCTTGTATAGAAATCAAGAGCATTTCTTCAGCACAATCAAACACATTAGGAAATCCCTGTTCGGAACAAACTTCAATATCAAGAGAAAATAATTTTATTTTTGTTAAATCATACTCAATTTGTTCAGAATAATTATCTGAGATATATTGAAATGTATAATTATCCATTCCATAAATTTTAAATCCTTGAACTTGAGAGTATTTTCTATAAAATTCTCTACAATCAGAAATAGACCCAGGCTGAATAGGTTCAACCCAAAGATTATCAAGGGTTTTGTAACTACTTTGTTTTTTACTTGAAACGTATAATGTTGGATAAAAGTTTACCTCTTCTTTGAATTTTTTTCCATTTTCATATCCTCTTACTAAAATCTTATCGTATTTTTGATAAGCATTTGTGTAAAATCTCAAACGCCCTCTCCTTCGTAAATTTCTTCAATTTCTTCGTCCGATTCAACTTCAACTGGAACAACAGGTTCTACATATCCAGTAAGTTTAATATATTCTATTTTTAATTCAGTATTAGGAGCAAACATCGTAAATATTTTATCCGAATTTATTAAAAACTCAGTCTGTTCTGTATACCCACCTAAAAGTTTAACTAGTTTATCTTTAATTATTATACAAGGATTGATTAATTTGCAGTCTACAACACCCACTGCATCTGGGTCAATTTCCACTGCGACTATTTCAGATACCAAAACTCTCCCATCCGTCAACACAATTCCTTCCATAGTTATCTCATAATTTCATAGTATTATAGCATAAAAAAAGAGACTGTCAATTCTGGCCTTAGTCAGAATTAGTCTCTTTTTGCGACGACAATAATTGGGAGTAGCCCCTAATTATTTATTCGTATTATAGAATTTCATAAACTTTTTTCTTTTGATGCTCTGGAATGACTCTATTTAGTTTGATTGTGAGTAATCCATCTTCAAAAGAAATATCACCAACAACTACATCATCTGATAAAGTCCAAGTTCGTATAAATGCTCTTTTTGCAAGTCCTTTGTGTAGATATTCATCAGTAGAGTCTCCCACTTTCTTTGCTTCTACAAAAAGTTTATTCCACTCAGTAGTAACTTCAATATCTTCTCTTTTGTATCCAGCAAGGGCAATTTCTAATCTAAAATCTACACTACTATCTTTAACTAAATTGTATGGCGGATAGTTAGTGTGCGTCTCAAAAGCACTATCAAATCTCTTAAACCACTCATCCATTCCAATACTATTCTTTTGTATATCCAACAAATACTTTGCAGTTTGTGGCACTGTAAGCGTAAATGATTCTGTTCCAAACATAATAGACCTCCTAAAGCGTCTGTAAGTTAATAATGTCCCCGAAGGCAACATCATTAGTATATAACATAAAACCATAAAAAAAGGGAGTAGTATAACCCCCCCATTCTATATTCGGATTAGTGTCTATTTATCTTCGGTTTCGGGTTTTACTTTTTTACCAATAGAATACTTACTTTCAAGCATCCAATCCGCCTTATCTTTAAAAGAAAGAACTTTAATTTGGTTTAGTGGAGCAATATCTGAAACTGAGTCTGCATTTACAATTGATACCAGGCCCCAATCAGCAACTAGTTGTGCTATACGATTGCGTCTTTGCATATCATTAACGGTAATATTTGCATACTTACCATCAAGAGCAAATAGCTCTTTAAAGTGGGTAAGATAATACTTACCTTGTTTATGAAGAATATGAACTGACTGATATAGTTTCTTTTCTTTTCGTGAAGCTACTCCAATACGAGTTAAAGTTTCACGAACCTTAAGAAAGTCATCAGGTTCATTCAGTAAAACTTCTACCATCATATTGGGAGTCCAGTTCACCTGGGGTTCATTAGAGTTATTCATTTAGTTATACCACCTGTATCAAGTTGTTTCTTTATAAAGTTAATTTGGACTTCAGAAAGAATTTTTAATGCTTGGAGAGCTTTTTCGTTACTATAATTATAATAAGATTTGATACATTCCAAATCATCTACTTTTTCTTTTTTAATCCAGGAGGAGAATCTCTTCCTTTTTCTTAGAATATTTATATAAAAGTTATATTGCATATCCTTATCAATAAAAAAGTTTCTATTCATTTCATTTGCATACATCAATGCATCGTTGTGATATGACAACGATTTGTTTACCAAATAAGGTTCATAGGTTTTTATATTTTCTACATCCTCTTCCAATAAATTTTTCTTAGTGTCGCTGACAGAGTTCACCATATCCCATACATTATGTGTCATTGAAATTCACACTCTCTCACAATTTCAATTAGACAAGCCATAAGATTGATTTCTTGGTCCATACAGAAAGCAGACTGATATTGATATTTTGCAATTACAAGAATTGCAAATGGTATCGTAGATGGAACAAGTTCATTATAGAGTTCATCATAAATCTGACGAAGAATTTTATTTACCTCGTTATCTAGATTTTCAACTACCCACTTACGGACTCCACCAAAGTTATTCTCTTTCATAAGAGAAACTAATTCTTTAATATTTGCATTTGAGGTTGATGTGATTGCCCCAATATCTAAGTTCCCAGAAGCACTAAATCTCTGCAGTTCGTGTAAAGTTCTACGAAAATCTGGAAAATATTTTTGAACCAGTTCTACCAAAACTTTTTTATCATAGTCAATTCCTTCAGTTTCAAGAATATTGATAATTCTTTCAAAGAATGCTTTTGCAAGTTTTGGCTTTTCTTTTGATGGAATTGTAAAATCCAACAAGGAACAACGAGAATGTAGAGCAGGTAAGATTTTATTTTTATAGTTGCAGGTAAAAATAAAAGTGCAATTATTTTGCAACTTCTCTATAACCCCCAAAAGAGCCTTTTGTGCATCGTGTGTTAGATTATCTGCCTCATCTATTAATAGAATTTTTTTACCGCTACTATTAGATAGAGACACTGTAGATGCATATGTCTGTACTTTATTGCGAATAGTATCAATATACCGTCCTTCTTCCGACCCATTTATCATCATAAAGTCCATTTTCAACTCATTTGCAAGTGCTTTAATGGTTGAGGTCTTACCGATACCCGAAGGACCAGAAAGAATAAGGTTAGGAACCTGTTTAGAATTCCCAACCTCAACGAAGAAATCTCTTAATCCTTTAGGTAAAATACATTCACTAACGCTTTTCGGAGCGTATTTTTCAACAAATAAGAATTCTTCACGCATAATAAAAATTTATAAATTAGGAGTCAAATGAACTGTCGCTTTCCAATCCGACAAAATAAGTCAAATCAAAATTTTGATTAATAAACTGAGATACCAATTGCTCAGAAATAACTACATTATAGGAACCTTGAATAATTTTCAAGTTTTCAATCTTATAATTCAAGCAGAATTCCTTATCAGTTTTACCCACATCAATAGACACTACATTAGTAGTTACATTCTCCTTCTGATGGACTTCAAGTTTAATCTCACCATCTTCCCCAATAACTGACAAATCGGGAAGTCCAAATACCGAACTTGCTTTTACTAATTTATCAAACTGCGCTTCATCAATTTGAAAGCATACATCCTGAGAAGGAAGTTTCATATCACGGTTTTCTGGAGCGGTAATCAACATAGATTCCGTCAATCTATATTTAATTCTGTGCTTACCTTGTCGGATATAAACAAATCCATCGGAAGAGAAGTCTAGTTCAGGATTATCATACAGTTTTAATCCATTCAAAAACTGGTTTAAATCATAAATTCCAAATTCAGTATCAAATTCCTCAGTAACAACAGCACTTGCTGCAATGTTTCCTGAAAGTGCAATAGTTCTAATTGTATTGCCTTTCCGAATAAGAATACTGGGATTAATGGTAGCAAAGTTCTTTAGAATGTTAATCGTATTATCAGATAGTTTCATAATTTGAGGGTTAATTTTCACTTATTTTCAACAAGATTGAGATGATTAATTAAAAGAATAGTATAGTGCAGAACTTTAAACAAGTCAGCACGAGGAGTTCCTTTAGTATCATATCGGTCAGTATACTTGGTAATATTACCAGCACAAAATCCTTCACGACGATTATGTTTAATCTTATCAATGGTTTGTTCTGTTCCACCACCAGTCCTATCAACATAATGCTGTCTATAAGTGCCAGCAATATATTCTTCAAGTTGTTTCAGGATTTTATCTTCGTTGTATTTCCAGAAACCATTAGCATTTGTATTTTCTTCCATAATAATGTCAATCATCGGAGTTAGTTTAGCAATCAATTGGAAAGAAGTCAACTTAGAACTTTAGAGAACCCGTTAATCTTTTTGACTTCCAACACTCTATCAAATTTATCAATCAACTCATCTATTCTATGAGAAATTACAAATATGTTGGTGTCTTTAATTACATAGTTCAAGATTTTTAAAAGATTTCCTGAACCTTCGGTATCTAAAGAACTATCAAAAGTTTCATCAAGTATCATTAAATTACAGTTGATTGAGTTTTTCATCTTTGCAATATCTCTCCAAGCAAAAAGAATTGCAAGATTAATCTTTTGCTTCTCTCCTTCACTAAAAGAACCATAAGAAAAATCTTCGTGAATTGGAGTTTTTACATTTTCATTAAACTCCTCATCAAGAGTAAAATTAATATAAAAGTCCATCATTTGCAAATACTTATTAATTTGCAAATTAAGAAGAGGAAGATATTTCTGCATAATTTTTGTCTTAATTCCTCCATCTTTCATAAGAAGATGTGCAAATTCAAAGTAGTGTATTGTTTCATTACACTTTGAACTATCTCTATCTAAAGCATCTTCATCTTTCATCAATGCACGAAGAACTTTTGCTTCTTGACTTTGATTTTTTAATTTGTTTGAAGTTTCTTCAATTTCAATTTCAAGTTCTTTTATCTGTTTGCCATTACGAAGTATTTGAGATTGTTGGTTAGAAATTTCATTATTTAAAGATGTTATATTCCTAGACAGTTTAGTAAATTCATTTTCTTTAGTTTCCTCTTCTTCTATGACTTGTTCTAATTCAACGAACCCTCTGGAAATTCCGGATAGTTCATCTTTTAGTTTTACTATCATTTCATCTTTGAATTCAATCTGTAAGTCCTGCTTACAAGTTGGGCATACATCGTTATTTTGAAAGAATATTTTATCATCTTCAAGAATAGAAGACTTCTGCTGTAATTTACCTTTAATACCTATGAGTTGTTTAAGTTTTTTAGAAGAAAAAGAAATACTTTCCAATTCTTTTTGCTTAACTTCTATATCTTTTAATGTAGTTGAAATTCCGCTATTAATACTCTCACTTTCATTTTGTATTTCAGTAATCTTATTTTGCTTTTTTGCAATAATCACTTCCCCTTCTTCTTTAAGAGTTTTGATAAAATTCTTTTGCATTTCAATTTTATCAATTACAGCAGATTTATTGTAATTAATTTCTTGCCTTTTTCTTTCTAAATTTTTAATCTTATCTTTTAGAATTGAATTCATAGATGAGAATATTTTAATATCCAATAGTTCTTCTACAAGGTCTCTACGGTCAGAGGAAGATAGTTGCATAAATGGAACAAAGTTATTACTCCCAAGCACAACAACTTGAATGAAGGTCTTATAACTCATCCTGAGCACAGACTGCTCCAAATATTTTTGTTGGTCTTTTACAGATGCAAGTTGGTTCTGCACTACTCCATCTACCCATATTTCAAATATATTTGGAGATATCCCTCTTATCACTTTATATTGTTTTGACTTTATTGAGAACTCCAATTCAACGACACAATCTTTTTTATTTGTGCTATTGACTAATTGACTTTTAGTGGTCCCACGATTGGACCTACCATATAGAGCAAAAATAAGAGCAGTGATAATCAGACTTTTACCATTTCCATTTGCTCCTACGATTAAAGTAGTTTTAGTATCGGTAAAATTAACTTCTGTAAATTGATTTCCTGCCGATAATATATTTTTATATTTTATTCTCTGAATATTCAACATTTTGTTTTGGGGGGATTACAAATTCATTAGGGTTCACTATCACATAGTGATAATTATAATTTTCACAAGTTTCAATTGCTATCTCATCTTCAACTTCCACTACTTGCATTTCAGGGAAGTCATCTGCTTCTAAAAGTCCTGCATATCTAATTGCATCATCTTCAGACTCAAAAAAACATAATGCCTTCTCACCACATTCGTCTACTACTCCATATGCACCTTCATCCACACAGTCAGCAATAGCGATTATATACATTACACTGCCTCCAGTTCTAATGCCTCTTTATAAGTGTTATGGAGAATATTTTTTATCATATCTTTATCTAAAGAAAAATCTGCTTCTTCTACATATTTAGATAAAACTGCGAATGTGTCTTCTGGTTCAATATCATCAAAATTAACATTAGTATCATTAAGGTCAATTAATTCAACTATATTCAAATCAACGATATTAGTTTCAAGAATTTTAGATATAAACTTGTCATAATCACTTTGACTGGTTCTTTCTTTAACAATTATTTTTACATTTTTGTTTTCAAAAATTGAATAATCAAAAGTCTTCCAATCAGTATTTTCGTAGTAAAATCTTTCATATAGATTATAGGGATTTGGAATGAACTCTAGTTCATAAGTTTCAGTATCAAAGATATGAAATCCTCTCATATCGTCTACATCACTCCAGAACATTTGATATGGATTTCCAAGATAAAAGATTTTGCCATTATTACTACGAGCGTGATAATGGCCAGTGTATACTCTGTCAAACTTTTCAAACCTTTCGGTTGTTAATCCGTGAGTATTCACTTTTCCTGGAAATAAAGTGAACCCTTGAAGTTCCAAATGACCAAATAAAACTTTCGCTTTGGTCTTTTCCATCAAAGTAAAGGTTTCTTCTTCATTTTCAGCACATATCCAAGGAACAATTAAACACTGCAAATTTCCTATTTTAATTTCACCAGGTGATGAGAATGAATTTATATTTTTATAACTTCTTAAAAGAGTATCAATTGCATTAATTTTATTTGAATTCTTATAAAAGCTATCGTGATTTCCACAAATTTGAATAAGATTAATATTTAAATCATTAAGTCTGTCATAAAACACCCTCTGTGCCCAGTCTAATGCCCAGTAATCCACTCCTTTGCGATTATCAAATGCGTCCCCCAAATGAATAGCAGTATCAATTCTACGGTCTTCTAGAGTAGGAAAGAAGATATCTGTATAAAATCTTTCAAAATAGTCGTGATAAATCTGATTTGATTTTTTAAAATTGAAATGAGTGTCCGTAATTAAAGCAATTTTCATAATCAATAACGATGTTTAGAATAAAGACCCTCTTTAATTGAGTTGTAATCTGAACTACTAAAATGTTCGTCGGCAGTAAAGACTTCATCAAATGAAGTTCTTTCTAGAATTTTCTCTTTAATCTCTACTTGTTTTTTCTCTTTACCTATACGGCGTAGAAATGCGTAGTATACGATTTGAGTAAAATAAGCAAATGGATTTGTCCTTTCTACATCAAAGTTATGAATATACTGCAGACAATTCTCAACTCCATCACTTATCATATCATCACGGAACATATAATTCACAAAATTAGGACGATATGATAAGTGAGTAGCAATTTTTAGAAAGCAATCCCCGAGATAAGTTGAAATTTGTGGTTTCGGCTCTCCTTTCTCTTTTGCTATATTACATTTGTTCTTATAAACAATAAGTGCTTCGTGAAATTCTTTATTGTTTACATAATGAATATTTTTTTGTTTTTTAATCATTTTACATACTTTTATTTGTGAATATCTTAACAAGACCTTACCACATAAGTCAATTTTAAAAGATGAGTATTTATACCTATTGACGGCATACTCTAAAGTAAGTATAATAACTTCTGTGAGTTGAAAATAACTCTATTCCTTTATATTATCTAAATTACTTTTAGAACTCTCTAGGTTATAGATTTTTTCTAGGTCCCGACGGGCATCAGTAATAGATGAAACATATCCCATATTAGGAGTAATTTCAGATTTATTAGAACTCTTAAACCGTTCTCTGCTGTATTTTTTATGCATCTTAATAAGAGAACTTTCAAACACTTCTGTCATAGTAATAACTTTATCTAAATTGATAATAAACATAGTATCGTCACTTAATTTAATCCAAGGATGCACTTTTGCAATAGAACCTTCAAACCTAGGAACATATATTGTTTCTATTGTAATCGGATTATCTAAAACTAAAATTGTTTTATCTTCTTCATCAAAAGGACATACTTTTGCAAATATTTCTTCCCCAGAGACTAATTTGATTGTTGCATAGAATTCTTCTTCATTCATTTTTCTTTAAAGTTAATTTTGTGTAATTGATAATTAAATTGTTCTTCAGAATAAATTTTTATTCTTTCAATAAGGTGGTTTAGTGTATAATTCTTTTTTGAATTATAAGTGCAATCATCGGCAATATCATAAAGAACTGCTTTATTTTTAGTATTTGACTTTCTAAGTATTCTACCAATACTTTGAAGATTTCTTATTCTTGATTTGGAAGGGCTTGCAAAAATAAGATTATGAAGATTTTTTATGGAGATACCAGTGCTAAAAACACCATAAGAAGCAACAATAACTGCATCAGTTTCAGTTTCGGTAATTTCCCTTATTTTCTCTCTCTCTTCAGTGTCAACTCCACCAAAAACAAAAAATACTTTTCGTTCATCGGGCACTGAACTATTTATTAGGTCATATAAGATTGCTCCGTGAGTTTCTACCCGACTATAAAGAATTAAAGTATTACCTTTTAAATCTAAAGTAAGATTTTTGATGAAGTTATTTCTTTTCTCGTGAGTAATCAAATACTGAATTTCATCTTCATAAGTTTCAAACTTTTGTCCTTTATGTTGAAGAACAAGAACTTGAATTTGAAGTTGAGCAATATTTCCCTTATCCATTAACTCTTTAGTTTGAGTTACTTTATAAGTAGGACCAAACATTCCTTCTAGACACCATTTATGAGTAGTGCTTCCATCTAAAGTTCCAGTAAATCCAAAACGATATTTTGTATTATGCATTTTATTCATAATACCCGTAATTGACTTTGATTTTGCAGTGTGGGCTTCATCAACAATCACAACATCAAACTCATTAAAATATTTTTTATCTAAATCATAAATGCTTTGATAAGTAGATATCATAATTTGCTTATCTGTTTGCTTAGCACGGCCTGAATACACCCGGTGTATGAACTCCTCACAGTCCCAACCATAATCGTGGAAGTCTTTATACATTTGTTCTACAAGGGAAGTTGTAGGCGTAATTAGAAGCGTCTTAAGCCCCTTTTGAGTGTAATAGCGGATAAGTGTGTAAATCATCATTGATTTACCACTACTCGTAGGAGAAAGAAGAAGTTTACGATTATATTTAAGTGCATCAGTTACTGCATCAATCTGATAATCTCTTGCTTCATACTTTGAAGAAAGAATTGACCTCATATAGGATTTAACTCCTTCAAAAGAAATCATTTCATTTTCTTCAAAAGGAAGGCCATAGAATTTACTATCTTCAAATTCATAGGTATATTCGTGAGACTTTATCTTCTCAATTAACTTATCAAGAAGACCAACATAAAGTTCTCCAGTATGAGTGCTAAGTAGATGAATAACTCCATCCCAGTTCCTTCTTCTAGTCTGAGGCATAAATTTGGCATTCTCAACTTCAAATGTAAAATATGGTGCCAATTCATAAAGAATATGTGGCTCACATTTGAGTTTGAGGTATACCTCATTCTTTTTTGAAATAATAATATCTGACATAATTAATCATATCCTGCAGAAAATTTAGACCAATCAATTGCATTTTTAATTACAAAAGTTCTATTATGTAAAGTCTTGAGAATACTTTCAAGATAGTCCAACATTAGTTGGAAATATTGAATTTTAGTGATAACTTTGACAATATCTTCATCTGACCGTAGATACTTATCTAAGTCCTGTTTCATCACTCTGTGGTCAAATGGGGTTTCTTTATAGACTTCTGGACTTGCTTTCCCTGAATAATATAACCATTTTTCTTTCTCAATAACTGCTAATTTATTTTCTTCTATCTTTTTAAGTAATGATATATTATTGTGAATTTGATGATACTTAGAGTGTAGAGAAGGAATTTTAATACTTTCAAGATGTAGATTATCTGGGTCTATTTTACTATCTTCTTCCCAGAGACTTTCAATTTCATTAATGTTCATAAATTATAGTTTAATAATATCAAATATAGTATACTTGAAAGTGACCTGTGCTGTCACATAATTCACATCATTTGAAGTGCTATCAAATGAAATACCACTTAGAGAAACTGGGAATAAGTCTTTAAAAACAACTTTTAAATTTGGATTGAAAGTATTGTTATAAACAAAAAGAGTTCCATCCGACATACCGGAAATTGCATTTTGTTTTCCTTTACTATTTTCATCTTCATTCAATAGTTGCTGGTATTGTCCGAAGTTATCTGGAAATCCGAATTGAACCAACCAATTATAAACTTCTAGGTAATTCACCATATCTTCGTCTACCATAAAACGAAGAGTTAAATCCTCATAAGATAAGGTATCTCCTGGAATAGGAATTGGTTTAAGTGGATTAGATTGGATTGCAACTCCTAGATTTAGACCTGGTAGATTTGCAGCATTACAAAAAAAATCTATTTTTGGCTTCTTTACCAAAGAAAATTTAAATCCTATTGGAGATAGAAAGTTTCTATTTGTAATCTGATTAGGCCAAGGATTTCCCGACATTTTATCAATTTATTCAATCATACCTATTTATTCCAATAAAAAAGGACCCCCTTTTGGGAGGTCCTGAAGTTAAATGTAAACTGAACTCACATTAAGTTCTTTACGGTAACTCTACGGTAGTAGTTATTGCTGTTTCTCTTAATAACTCCCATATCCTGGTCAAGACCGCCTGCAAATGGGTTAGCAACCATACCATAACGGGTCTTAAATCCGATTTTTGGCTGGAAGCTTCTCTCACCAACGGCACGAACCATTTGGAGAGGAACATAAGGGCAATAGAATAGACCAGCATCATAAGGGGAAGAACCCTTGTATCCTGCAACATAGTACTGAGTACCAGAGTTGTTAGCAGCATATGGGTCAATATAAACTTTGAACTTACCTTGAAGAACGCCTGCGAAAGTATTTCCGGTGTCATCAACAGTCAAGTTTGCATTAAGTGCTGGGGTATAATCAAGAATACCAGCGTGTGCAAGAGCAGAAGCGATGTCTGCAGAGCACATAATGATATTACCCTTTCCTCTACGAGTGGTTTGTGCGATGAGGTTAGCATCACGCTCGATTTGGAAGATAAGACCTTTGAACTTCTCAACTGACCAACGACCGTTGCTGTCAACATCAAGGTCAAAAATGCCTCTAGTTGCAACATTGTTCTGAGCACCAGGCTTAGCAATTCCGTAGATAGTACGGATAACTTCTCTGTTGATTTCAGCAAGGATTTCAGTTGAGAGAATGTTAGCTAATTCAGCTTCTGCATTCAGACCGTGAATAGCCTTGAGGTCTTGTGCAAGCTCTAAGCTGTACTCAGCCTTCAGGGCGCGTGACTTCGCAGTAACGGACACTCTCTCAATGCTGAGAGACATTTCATTGAACTGGTTGTTATTGTCATAGGTGCTACCGAGACTTTCTGCCTCAGCAGTGCTCATAGCTTGTCCTACATTGTAAGCACCACTACCATCAGGGTTCAGAAGACCGGGGTTTCCGCCTGACTGTGCAGTAGTACCAAGTCCAACCGCACCATCAACCCAACCGTCAGTATTATCAAAGCTAGAATTTTGTCCAGTGAATGCTGTATCTACTTCATTGTAGAATGTTTCAGCACCAGACTGGTTCTTATAGCGCGATCTCATTGCGAAGATCAAGCTTACAGGACCATTCATTGGTTGAACGCCAGCTAGGTCATATGCGACCAAGTTAGGCATTGAACGACGAATGAGACTGATAAGAACAGGGTCAAAACCAGCTACGGGTCCAGTTGCATCAGCACCATAACTGAAACCAGCAGCACCAGGTGCTCCTTGAGTATTAGTAGTGGGTGATTCTGAAAGAAACTCTCTTTCTTCTCTGAGTGCTCTTTCTTGGTTCTCTAGCAAGATAGCAGTCACAGCTCTACGGTGTGAATCTCCAATAGATTCTACTCCATTGAAATCAAGGAGCGGTGCCCACTTTTCTTGCAATTGTTCTGCATTGAACATTTGCATTTGATTTACCTCTTTTAAAAAATAGTTTGTTGTTTGATTTGATATTATCTAAAAATCACTTTTTAGAAACTTTTGCGAAGGCATTGACATAAGCTTCCATAACTCCAGTTGGAGCAGAATATGGAACAGAATCAGTAGTCTCTTCAACAAGATAATCTTGTCTGTTTCTGGTTGGAGCACTAGCATATGCAGGGAAATAAGATTCCCTTAGAGTGACTAGTTTCTCACGATATTCTCCTTCACCATCAAACTCAACATTTTCAGCAAGAGAGGCAAGCTTATCTTTTTGAGAAATTGCAAGTCCTTCAGCTACTTCTGCAAAAATTACATCAGTTGCTGACTCTGCTAATCTTTGGTTTAGAGCAACATTTCTTTCAATTTGCTCGTTGAGTTTTGTCTCCATATCATCTAGTTTTTCTACCATACTCTCAAGTACATCATATCTATCTTCAGGGATTGTTACATAATGATCTTCAAAAAGTTCCTTCATTCCATTTAGGAATGATTCGGTCATTTCAGCCTTGAGTCCAGTCTCTATTGCGAGTGCATTTTCTTTAATCCACTCATCGGCAACATACTCAAGATAAGCATCTACACGGTCAGTGAGTGCTTCAACAATTTCCTGAACTTCTTCAGAAAGCTGTTCTTCATACTGACGAATGATTGCCTCTTCAATTTGTTCAGTTCTGGCATTAAGAGCTGCTTCAAAAACAGTTCTTGCCTTGAACTTAAACTCTTCAGAAAGGTCCTCACCAGAAAGAAGAGCGGCTACATCTTCTTCAATCTGGTCTTCAATCATTTGAATTTCTTCTTTTACTTCTTCGTCGTCCCCACAGCTTTCTTCATCATCTTCTTTGTCTTCTTCTTTTTTACCTTTCATCATTCCTTTTTTCTTTGATTTAGATTTAGGAGCTTCATCCTCCATATCTTCATCATCTTCTTCTTTAGCCTCTACGATTTCATCTTCATCATCGTATTCGGATTCTTCATCTACTGGCTTTTTCATAGTAGGCATAGGGTCTGCAGCTTTTGCTTTAGCATTAACTACATTTCTTACCTGTTGTAAAACTGCAGCAGCATCCTTAAGTTTTGCTGGACCTTCGGGGTCGTTTGTATAATTTTCTGGAGTTGGACCACCTAGGTCCTCCCAGCTACCAGATTGACCATCGGGAATACCTGTGGTCAACTTAGGCATTGAGTCTCCCGACTTTGCACCTGCATTTACCGCAGTGTTAGATTGTTTAGTGCCTATTTCCATTTCTTGTAAATTCTTACCACGAGACATTTGAACTCTCCGAATAACCTTGTATATTCTATGTTTATTTATAATTTTTATATTTTATGATATTATTCAAAGTAATTTTAAATAATTTTCAAAATGCTGAAGTTTTCTTTCTTCAGTTAATTGTTTAGTGAATGAATCACTTTCAATTCTCTTTTTAATATTTTCAGAAATCCAAATCTGTTGCTTGCTATCATACAACCAACTAACACCTTCCATAATGCCATTTACAAATGCATCAGGTGCAGATGGGTCGTGAACGATATCTGCAGCAGTTGAAAGCATAAAATCTCTTCCAACTACGCTATATCCCTTTGATGTTGGAACTAATGAACCAACACCACGAGAAGATACCCCAAGCTTTACTCCTTCTCCATAAAGACCGGCAGCAATTTTACCCATAGGTAAAGATGTTAAAATCTTAGCCTTACCTATAAAGTTTTTTCCAGATTCTTTTAGTGATATAATATTATGAGAAACTCTATCTAAATTGATAGCAGGTCCTTGAGGGTGTCCCAATTCACCAACTGCCCTACCTTTACTGAGATATCTTTCAGTATAGGTTTTTACTCCTTCTCTTAAAGTATCCATTTCGTATAATCGTTTGTTGCGATTACACATATCACCTTGAAGGAAAATTCCTTCAATATAAAGAGATTTTTTACCGTTGATTTCTTCAACGATAACTTCTACCTGGTCTATTTCTTCGGTGATTAGTTTCATTAGTTTATGCGTATGCGTTTGCTTGGATTTCTGTAATGTGAATTTTATTCGCACCACTTCCTGCATTATATGCAGAAACTTTTGTAACTTTACGAACTTCACCGACTGGGCTAGTAACTGTGGCAATTCCAGAAGTATTCCAATTCACAGTCATTCTTGTATTATAATAACTATCATAAGATGTGCTAGTTTCAATACTATTTACTGTAGTGAAACTAGTATTTACTCCAACTGGAGATACTCCACTAATTGAAACTACATCCCCAACTTCAAATCCTGCAGCAGTTCCAGACTCAAAGATAATTGTTGTAGATGAACCTGTTTGGATTCCAATAAAAGACCTAGACCCCCATTCCTGTTTGATAACTACAGAGTTTCCACCAGGAACCCAAAGACTTGATACATTATCTACTTGTGGATTTGGACTGATTTCAACATAAGCATTATCTTCTGGGGTAATCAGAAGGTATCCAGTTTTCATTGCAATTGGAACGGAAGTTGAAATCCCACCAGAAGATGCAATAGAAATAGTGGGTATTTTTTGAACAATTTTAAAAGACATTATAATATACTAATTATTAGTTATTTATAAATAAGGACAAATATCAATACTCCTCATCTTCATCTTCATCATCTTCTTCATCTTCATACTCATCTTCTTCTTCGTAATCCTCTTCATCTACTTCCTGACCAAACATAGAAGCAGAAACATAAGGAGTTACCTCATTGATTTTTTCTGCTGATTTGGTATAAAGAATTTCTTTAATCTTATCTGAAATATCAGAAGCAGATTGATTAGTTGCAATTAAATTCACTAAGTCTTCCATTTGTTGTAATTAGATGTCAGTTCTATTTATTAAATTTGACCTATATCTTTACCTGCACCCATTCCTCCATTGCCAACTTCTGGCTCTTGCATTGGAGCACCCATTGCAGGAGGCTGCCCTTCTGCGGGAGGTTGTCCTGCTGTAGGTGGCATCATCATTGCCTTAGGATTTGCAATGATTCCTTTTTCAATTTCTTTTTTAATTTGCTTATCAATATCCAGAATTTCACTATCAGATTGCCCTAAGATATTTTTCCTTACATATTCTGCTGAGAAATAACGACCAAGGTACGGTTCCATTGCTGCAACCACTCCTAGTTTGTCATTCATTATTTCATTCTTCTTTAAATCAGCAAAGTGATTATCATATAAGAAATCAAATTGAATGTGGTCCGAAAGAATTTCCCAATCTTCAGGAGTAACGATATTTTTAAGAATAAGTTGAGTTTTCAGTAAATCTATAAAGATTTGAGCAAACCTTTTTCTTAATCTGCCTACAAATCTAGTGAACTTAAGTTCATCTCTAAGAATTTCAGAAGAACGGCCCAGATTGAATCCACCGCCTGCATCCAGACGAGTTGATGGTACTCCCAAAGCTTTAAAAAGTTTTCTTTGGAAATACTCAATATCAGCTAGTTCTCCTAAGTTTTGTCCTGCTGGAAGAGTAGTAACTTCTGTTCCTCTACCTCCATCTTTACGAGGTAACCAGTAGTCTTCAAGCATAGCCATATATTTTCTATCATCACGGATTTCACCAGTATCTGCGTTGTATACTAGTTTATTCCGATAACGATTCATCACATCTCTCATATATTGTTCTGCCTTAATCTTTGGAAGATTACCAACATCAATATAAAAGATTCTTTTTTCTGAACTTCTAGATAGTCTGTAAATAACAATACTATCTTCAATCATTCTTAGTTGATTGAGTGCTTTAATTGCTTTATGCAAATAAGACAATACAGTTTGACGATTTCTGTCTACTAATCCTGAGGTAACATATACAACAGAATCAGAAGATAATTTAATCGCTTGAGATTGAGTAAAACTAGTTTGTAGATTAGATTGAGTTGACCCCTTACCTATATTTGGGTCATACAAATAATATTCTTCTATTTCAGGAGAAACATAATTTTGGTCTGCATTTTGTTTAAGAAGAGTGCTTACTTGCTTACTTAATGTATTTTGTTGTCCTGGTTTTTTAAGTTTGCGAACTAATTTAATTTTAAGAGCGTCAATATATCTAATTTCTTTGATTCCATCAGAAGGTCTTTTTATATCAATTACTTTATGATAAAAAACCCTTCCATCCACATACCAATTTCTAAAAATTTCGTGTGCTTTTTTGTCAAAGTCCATAGCCTCTTTGAGGTATTTGAACTCTTTTCGGATAATTTCTTTTAATTTATCAGATGCTGGTAAATTTGATAGTTCAATCTCTATTGGACTATCATTTAAATCTGATACAATTGCTTCGTTAATTACATCTTCAATCGCACTATCACATTCTGGGTGTAGAGACATCTCTCTGTATCTTCTCACCAAGTCTGCTTCGTTTTTATAAACGCCTTCTATATCTACATACTGACCGTAAAATCCACTTTGGACATAATAATCTGATTTATCTTCATCATTACGAGGAACTGGAGAAAGAATCTGTTTAGATTTATCTTCCCCAGTTCCTTCAATTTTAAAACCAAATATTTTAGCCATTAGTTATAATAAAATTCAACTATAGCATTATTTATGCAGTCTCGCCAGTACCAAGCATACTTGCATCCGACCCTGCTTCATAAGTATCCCACCACTGATACTCAAATGTCACTGAGAATTCTTCAACTGTATCAACGGAATCATAAGATAATGCGATAGGAGTAATATCTGTAGGAAATGCTCCATAAAATTTATAACTCTTATGAATAGGAATTTGGTCTCCAGTTCCAGGAAGAGTATTGGCATTTTGCAATCCTCTACCTAATTGGTGAACTAACATATTTGTTTGATATTGAGTGGGAGTGATAACCCCTGCATTGTCATCATTACGGTTCATAAAATTCATCCACTTTTCAAATGAATTTCTTAGTGTAAAATTAGTATCATTGATGACTGTAATCGTCCAAGGAGCAAAAGTTCTATCTCCAGAAACTTTTAGCTGTCTTCCTCTAAATGGAATGCTAATAGCACTTACAGTTGACCCTGGGAGTTCTGCACCTTTAACCATAAATCTAAATACTTCGTTAGTAACTATATTCAATCCCGCAGGAAAATATAATTCTACTTCAAAAAGGTTAGCTCTTGACCCGCCTCCCACTAATCTAGATTTAAAGTCAGTAATAGTTCTTGAATTGTATCCACCTATTTGAGCCATTTTGAATCCTCCTTTTGAATTAAATTAGATTAGATTAAACCGTACCTACAATCTCAGAGAATGATACTCCGGTTCTTGTAGCAACAAATGTAAGATTGATGTAGTTAATAGACCTAGCGGGTTTGATATAAATATCCGCTTTAAATTGATTTGAATCAATAACATCTGGAGTATTATTACTTTCATCACAAACAATTTGAAAATCAGTAATACCTCTTTTTGCTTTAATATCACGGAGATATGGCTCAACGATATTTACAAAATTATTTCTTGTAATCACATCATTGAATTCAAATAATTGGGCTCTTGCTACTCTTCCAATTTGATTTTCAATAGTAAGGAATAGTCTACGAACATTAATTCTATCAAATGCAGATACAACATTAGACGCGGTTTTATCCCCAAATAAGATAATTCCCTGACCTGGAGAAGCAATAATTGGGTTTATTGCATTAGAGTAAAGTAAATCTCTTTGACTCTGAGATGGATTATATGCAAGTTTAATTGCATTATTAATTACACCTCGGTTTGCTCCTGCGGGAGAATACCAAGGATACTGAACGATTGAAGTTCTAGCCATTACTCCTGCAACATCAGGATTGCAAGGAAGGTATAAGAATTGACTATTAAATCTATCATAAGTATACTTATGACCGCTATCAAATACAGCATAATTACTTGGAGTAACTCCAGCAAAGAAATTTATAATATTTGCTGTTTGAACATTACTATCTGAAGTATTCAATACAGCTTCTTTTGGTGCAGATATAACTGCGATACAATCTTTCCTTGTAGTTGCTATGTTGATTAATTCATTTGCTTTAGATTGACACTCTATTGAAGTAATTCCACCGGAAGGTCCTGCAAGTAAGAAATCAATTCTATATTCTGCAGGATTTGAGAATACTCTATATCCAGTAACAATATCATTTAAAGTTACTCCATAGTTTCCTACTGCAGCTGTATAATCAGTTCCACCTGTCATAGAATATGATTTATTTCCAACAGCCGAGAATGTAGTTCCTTGAGTTAGAGTTCCCCAATTTCCAGTATCTCCTTCCGCATTAGAAGATAGTGTATCAAATCCAGTGGCAACTCCTTGTTCACCCTCTCCTACAAAAAGATAAGCAGAATTTTCTGCAATATAGTTTTTATAGTAGATTTGTTGAGCAGGAGATAACTTACCATCAATTGCTTTAGATAAATTTGGAAACTTTTCTACAATATTTCCAGAAGTTCCAGTAATTGCTCCAGAATCATCAACTACTACGATATGGATTTCATCATTAGTAGAATTTCTTGCACGACCATATTCTGAAGTTTTTGGTTTTGGAGCAATAGATTTCCAATAAATTTTAGAGTTATCTAGCTCTAAAATTTGATTATTATACCAATCGGAAGTAGTATATGAAGAAGTAGTTAATACTCCAGCACCGGAGTTATTTTTAATAACTATATTACCAGATTTTATAGATGTGATAGTATTTTCAGAGTAATCAACAGTAACATACTCATTAGTAGTATTATTATACTTTGAAACTATTTTTACATCAATTGAAGACTTACCAACTCCTGTAACGATACCTTTTAAGAACCCAGTTTCAGTAACAACAGTTCCAATTCCAGCATATGTTGTATTAATTCCTACAGTGACTCCATATCCAACATTTACTGAAGTGGTATTGATGCCACTTATAATTTGGTCTGCATATGCGTCAATAGTGCAAACTTTAAGTCCATTTGCCCAAGAGCCTGGGTTTCTTGAAGCATAATACCAACCAGAATAACTACCTGAGTTTAAATTATAATCAACTGCAGAGTTAATTTGTATATTAGTAGACCCTCCACCAACTGCGGCATTAGAGTTAATTAATGTTCCAGCTGAAGAACTGTCACATCTTACAACTACTAATTCTCCACCATAGCTAAGATAATTAGTGGCAGATAACCAATATTCATTTTGATTATTAGTCAAAACTGGATTTCCAAAAATATTCAATAACTCTTGCTCAGTTCTAACACTAACAGGAGTATTTACTGGACCTTTTTGGAATGGACCACATAATGCCGCAACTTGGGCATTCCCTGCTATTGTTCCCCCTACAGTTAAGTCAACTTCTCTTATATTAACTCCAGGGGATACTAAATTTACTGCCATTTGATTACCTCTTGAAGAAGTCTATTTATCTATTGGTATTTATAAAAAAATAAACTTTCCTTTACAAATAGTTCCACATATATGAAGTATCTTCCCTGGCATCAGCAGTAATCCAAGTATCTCCGTCATCATCCATAAAAATTTTTTCTTCTTCATTTAGTCCATCTACTATAAATCCGAACGGTGTCATATCTTGTTCAATCTGGTCTTTCTGCTCTTCGTATATTCTTTTACGAACATCATTATTCGTTATCTCCTTAAAATATGGCTGAACTATTAACCAAGAAAAAATTACCAAACACATCGCAAGGTCATCATTATATCCGTCATCTGCTTCAAATGAATTATTTTTGCTAATAAATGTGGTAAGCTCACTTATAATATCATAATCTCCTATCAACAGTTTATCATCTTCTATGATAGTTTTGAGATTAGAGCATCCTACTCTTTTTACCAGCTTAGACATCTTTATTCCAAATTGGGATTTTCGTCCAGAGAATCCTTGTCCAACAACTTGACCTGCACGACCTCTCATAGAGCACATCAGAACATTATCATACTCTAAATCCATATGAAGCTCTTTTGCTACTTGCTCCCCAATATCATTCACCTCAATCAAACAATATGCGTTATTATAAGACTTTGCAACTTTTTCAATAACAGTTGAATATACAAAAGGTTTAATTTCATTATTTCTATATTTTCCCACTATTTTATATGGAATACTAGTTATATCAAATATTATAAATGCGTGATAATCATTTTCAGTTCCTCTAGATACATCAATAGTCATTAAATAATTATGGTCTTCTTTAGGAGTTTCATATATATCCAATCCTGCATTTTTAGTAATAGGTTCATCAAATATTAAGGTTTTAAGTTTTGCTGCAGTAATTAAAGTATCAATAGAACCTAAGAAGTTACATTCAAATTCTTGTTCAAACTGTTCCTTTGATGTGTTTGCAATAGTCTGCTCTTTCCATTTAGCATCTCTTCCTGGGACTTCAGACCAATGCACCTCTGTAGGAACATATTCATTTTTACCTCGTTCCGCATTTATCCACATCTTATAAAACATATTCATACCTTTGGGGGTAGAAATGATTATAACTTTTGTATTCTTACCTGAAGTAATCGTAGGATATACCGAACTAAAAAAGTCTTCTGCGATATTATTTTGAATAAACGCAAATTCATCTAATACTAGAATATTGTATGCACCACCACGAACAGCAGAAGCAGATGTAGAGGCTGCAATTATTTTTGAACCATTATCTAGTTCTAATGACGCTTTATTCCATATCTTAACCCCGTGCTGCATCCATTTAGGGAGATTTTCATAAGCAAGTTGAAGCTTACCTAAAATTTCTTTAGCAGTTTGCGCTTTGTTTGCAAGAATAGCTATATTTACATTATCGTTGAATAGTATATAATGTAAGATATATGAAGTAACAGTAGTTGTTTTGCCACACTGTCTAGGCATTTTACAGATATTAAATCTGTTTTTATGAAATCTTTGAACTAGTTTCTCTTGAAACTTTCTCATTTTAAAAGGAACTACCCCATCATCAACACTTACAATCTTCACATAATTTTTACAAAAATATATAGGGTCTTTATTGCACTTTATATACTCAGCAATTTGTTCAGAGGTGAATTCTAATCTCGTATTTGCTTTCTTTAGATGGGGATTACCTAGATACTGTTCAGAAGGGCTCATATACCTGTAAATAATAATGGTTTAGTTGGGTCTTTAATTGATGGTGCATATGAAAAGACCATTGCATTTGGATATATTTTTCTTATCTCAAATACGACTTCATCTTTAGTGGGTCTTGATGATTTAGGGAAAAATATCTGAACTGAAAGATGTTGACCTCTCCAATTTAATAAAACCGTATAAGTTGAACCACGAGATTGTATTACAGTATAATCTTCTTTTACATCTTTAAATTTTTTGTGTTCTTTTTTAGCTGATGCTTCCATTTTTTTCAAACGGGTATAGTAATCTGGGATTTCACCAAGATGTTGAAGTGCAATCTCCGTTGCTAACATTTTATCTTTAGTATGTTCGTGCTCAATTGGAATTCCCATCTCAAGTTGATTTTTTACAAAAGAAATATCAAGACGATGCTTTTTAGCAATCTGTTCAACTGTTTTATATGATTTTAATTTGGAGCAATTCTCCTTTCCGTGAGAGGGACAATATTTTCCCTCACCGGATTGGTTGCATATTGAAGTAGCTTCTAAAATAAATTCAGTAAAACTTTTCATTGCATTTTTGACTATTTATCTTTCATACTATTTTTTAAGAATTTTTGAAGGTCTGCAGTAGAACCGACAAATAGTGCATTTGTAGTATTGTTAGTAATATTTGTTTTACTCTCATCTTCCTTCAACTTCTTCATTTTTTGTTGATTATCTAGTAATTTATCAGAAATATCTCCAACTGTTTTTAATAGTTGACCGACAACTTCAAAATCTCTTGCTTTTTGAGTTTCCTTTGCTATCTCAAACATTTCATATGCAGCGTGTTGCCCCATTTCCATTAACTCATATAAATTATCACGAGTATACTTTTCATCATTATCAATAGTTCCTTCTATTGGTTTTGTTAATTCTACTTTTTCCTTTTTAATTATCTCTTTAGATAATTCTTTCGCATTGATATCTAAAACTTCGTCTATTTTATCAAAATTATTATTCATACATCCATACCCTTTCTAGGACTATAAATTTTTCCATCACCAAAATCAAAAGTTTCTTCATTAAATTCATAATCATCTGTAGGTGGTATCAACTCATCATCTGCTGTAGTTATAACATTAACCGCAGAACCTTCTTCGTGAGTGCTAAGGAGGGTTCCATCAGCTCCTCTGACTACCACAAGAGTATTACCTGAGATATCCTTAATCAGCATTTCTTCATTACCTATTGAAATATAAGTATTAGGAATTAATGAAGTAGCATCAGAAACATTAAATGATAATTTAGTTTCATCTATGTCTTGTGCCAATGTAGTAGTCTGGTCGTTATTATAATCTCTAATTGCCCTAGGAGTAGCAATATATCTTAACTGCCTAGATGAGTTTTTAACATTTGTTCCAGTGTGATAATCTACTTGAACTTTCTTGATTATATTTCCATTATTGTCAGATGGGATTGGGCCAAATAGATATATTTTAGCAGTAAAACTCAGAGTGCATATTAAATTTCTACGAGTTTGATAATTCCCCTCATAATCATCTTGAAGCGCAGAGACATCATTTAATACAATTGGAATATCTCTCTTTTCACCAATCTCTTTAATTAAATCTATAGTGACATTTAATTCCGGAGTAAAATAAGGTAGTATCTGTTCTATAATCTCAAACATATCATCATTAAACTTTGTAATGATAGATAATTCAATTGGCAAATTATAGGGAACAGGCATATACAATTTAGCTGGAGTTTTTCCAGTTGTAACTGCATTAAATGTTTGCATTTTTGAAGTTTTACGAGAACTATCATACGATAATTTTCCGATTTCGTAAGACATTCTAGGTAAGGTTATTGCCTGCCTTTTTCTTAAATCTGGCTTTTCTTCCAATCTTGCCAGAAATTTTTGAATAGGACCATATCTAATGGGAACTTTAATTACACTAACATCTTCTGCATTTTCATCTCTGTGATGAATATAAATGTTATTAAAAAGTGTTCCGAAAGAGATTATCGTCTTTCGGATAATTTGATGATATGAAGAGTTTTCAAACATTTTTAATTAGAGTTCTATATTTATTTAGATTAAAAATCTCCAAAGGGATTTTTTTCATCAAAATCTAATATCATATCTGCTTGTTCTTGTATAGTATCATTATCTGCATATGGATTATTTAAATCATCATTATTCATAGAGAATATTCTGTAGCTTGCTCCAGCTCCAACTACTATCTCACCTAATTCATAATCTCCGTTGATTGTGGATACTTTTAATATTCTAGTATCATAATTCCAATCCTTAACATATGCACTAGTTCCTGTAGATACACCTTTTACTATTTCATCATAAAGATAATTTCCAGTATAAATTCCAACTGGGCTATCTATTTGTATTGTTGGAGTTTGAGTATATCCAGCTCCCGCATTTACAAATCTAATTGAAGTTACTATTCCTAAAGTATTTAATACTGGAATAGCTTGTGCATTTTGACCTGTAGGTGATGTAGAAATTGATATATTTGGTGGTGTAGGATAATTATATCCACCATTAATTATTCTGATAGGACCTAATACTCCACTAGAAATTATTGAAGTTCCTATAAAACCTGAACCAGATGATGAGACTATACTTACATTAGGAGGAATAGTATATCCTGCTCCTGGATTTGTGATTAAGATACTGTCTACAGTAGAATTATTTCCTTGATTTTGTAATATTGCAACAGCGGTTGCAGTTACTCCTCCTGAAGGAGCTTTAGTAAATTTAACAGAAGGGGTTGATTTATATCCATATCCACCATTAATAATATCCACATATTGTACTGATTTATTTTGAGTCAATCCAATTCCCAAAACTGCGCTAGATGCGGAATTATCTACCATAGTTATTGTAGTTACATATTTAAAATCTTGAATATTTTTATCAACTGCATCTACTCCAGTGCTAATAATTTCATCCTCATATTCATAAAGTTCACATCTAAGTTCATAGATGTAAAGGTCATTAAGTTGATAGAATGGTCTCTTTCCTTCTACATACTTAATTTCAAACAAAGCATTATCTAAAGGTAAAAAAATTAAATCTCCTTCTTGGGGTCTCTCTACTACTTTTACCCTAGGGTCATCCAATATAAATGGAGTTATAAGACTTTGATATCTTTCCTTTGATATAATAAAAGTTATCTCATCTGTGCTTCTAACGCCAAATTTACTTAAAATATCCCCCTGTCCTCCAAATCCATCTACAGTTGAAATATAAGCTTCAATTATAAAACTTTCATCAAATTTTGATAAAATTACCTCTCTTACTACTTTATTTTCTTTTATAAATTTTCTGGGCATATAATATACATCTTGCCCATACATTCTTATCTGTTCATTTATTAAATCTTGAACTAACTTTTGTTCTGAATTAGAACCATTTAAAAAATAAGAATTAAGTGTCATATTATATCCTTATCCAATTAGTCCTAGTGGTGGCAATTCATATTCATCCCTTAATTGCTTCTCAATTTCTTCAATTTCTCTTACTGCATCATCAAAGATTTGTCTTCCATTAAATGAAATTCCACCGGGGAGTTGAACTCCATTAAATTTGATTAAATTTTGTCCCCACTGCTTTTTAATAGTAGCTGTTAAGTATCTTTTAATCCAGTAATCATTATATATTGATGTAAATTGCTCTGGGTCTACAATTCGGTAGCAATCTAAAATGATATATGAATTAATATCTACCATTTGCCAATCAATATCTAAATATAATCTATGCTGCTTCTTATTAAATCTTAACTGCACATCTGGAGTAATAATACGACTAATATCTTCTAGATATGTTTTAGTCATAGCATAATTTAATAGGTCTAATGCCCCATAATTATATAAGTCATTTAAAAATATTTGATATTTAACATTAAACATTCCACTGGTAATAGTATTTGAATCAGATTTGAACACACTATTAACCCCAATAACAGTATCTGGAAGTGGAATAAAATTTTGCGCCTCTTCAATTAATGCAGTGGTTATCCCCTCATCTGCTCTTCCTGTAGTATACTTTGGGCTCTTTGTAATTATTGCTCTTTCTCCAGACAATAGTTTATGTTTTAAAAAACATCTTTCAATTCCATCAAAATGTCTTTCTTGGAAATATTGTAAGGCATCATCCAATCTATCATCTAACTGATCATCCTCCACATTAATTTCTAAGACCGGATATCCTAACTGTCTTAGACAGTATTCAATTAACTCTTCTCTTGAACTTGGTTTAGACATTATTGTCGCTAATTGAAATCCTGTTAGTATTTATATTATTAAGTAAAATCTTCTTTAACTTTAGTCTTTCTTGTTTTTGGAGCACTTAATATTTTATTTTCCTCTTTTAATTCATTTACTCTATTGGTAAGTAATTCAATGACTTGATTTGAATTCATAAGTTGAGCTTCTAGTGCCACACATTGCGACATCAAATCTGTAGTTTTTTGTTGATAAATTCCAATTAAATTCTTAAGTTCTTGTTCTGTCATAAAAAAAGGGGAGATTACTCTCCCCTATTTATTAAGTTAATGTGGAGGTCTTATCAGAAAGAACCACCGTCAACTACAATGTTGGAAAGGGTCAATTGACCAGCAGTACAACCAATAACCTCTTGCACTCCTCCAGTACAAGCATTGTTGATATAAAGTGAACCGACTTCAAGTGCAGCATATGCAGCAGCAGTTAGAACGCTTGCTGCTTCGGAAACTTCCGATGCAATAGCAATTCTAGATACACTGTCATCCCAATAGACTGCAGCCTTCTTAGCACTACCAGAGAAGTAGTTAAGAAGTAATCCAAGGTCCTTATTTAAGTCGGACGCAGGCGCATTGCCATCAACCATACCCAGTTCAACCAGGGTATCTTCAACTGTTAATGAAGTTGTATTTACCTGAGTTGTGGTTCCATTTACATAAAGATTACCAGAAATGGTAAGGTCACTAGAAACTCCAACTGCACCAGTAACATCAGTAATAGTAATAGCTGAAGCACCATCATTTGCCTTAACTTCTCCAGTTGAAACTGAATTGAAAGTTACGTCAGAAGTAGTTGCAACATCTTGACCGATGCTGAATTCACCACTAGAGTAAGAAACACCAGTACCAGCAGAGAACTGGTCTCTAATCTGACTAGTAGTAACTCCAGTATATGCAAATACTCCAGTAGCAGCAGTATAGACTAAAGAGCCTAGGTCTGAACTGGTAGCAGAAACTTCATTACGAACAGCAGTAGAAACTCCTGTGATATTGCTATATGTAAGATTAGTTACACTAGCACCATTTCCAACGAAGCTGCTTGCGGTAACAATGCCAGTAGCATTGATATTTCCTGCATTTACTATGCCAGTAAATGTTGAAATACCAGTAACTGAAAGATCAGTGAAAGTATTAGGAGCATTTGCAATAGCAGCTTCAATAGTTGCTGTTGTTGTTGCGTCTAATGATGCAATATTCTTAAGTTGGAAAGCACTGCTTACAACTTGAGTTGAACCGATGCTGAGTGAACCAACGGTAGCAATACCGCTAACATTCAGTGAATCTGCACCAAGTGTAGTGAACTGAGCGGCAGCTGCTGTAGTTAAACCAACAGTTGTGCCATTAATTGAACCACTTTGGATAACAGCATTTGTGATGGTGGTAACACCAGTCAGAACTGCATTTTCAAAAGTTGCACCTGCAGTTACGCTAGTCCACGAAAGTACACCGTTTGCATCTGTCTTCAGGAAATATCCAGCAGTTGGAGTTGCAGGAAGAGTATAGGTGGTAATACCGGAAAGGGTATCAGGAGCCGCTAATCTTACTCCATTATTGCCACTTTTATCTACAAGGTTTAACTTAAGTGAATTAGTTCCGTCTTCTCTAATCCAATATCTACTTGAACCAAAAAACTTATTTCCTTCGGTGGTGCTATTAAGACCTACATAAAAATCTGATCTGTCGGTCGCAAATCCAGGTTCTCCTGCACGAAGGGCAGGAAGATTCTGAACTAGACCTCTCTTAAATTGAATTGTTGGGGATGCCATATTTGTTAAAAAGTGTAAAGTACTAGTAAATTACAAAAAATCAAATACACAATAAATTATTATCATCGTCTATTCAAACACTATTATTTATATTTTAAAATTGCCCAGCATCCATATCAATTCTATTATCTAAATCGACATCTAATTCATTTAAAAATGCTGTTGCAAAACCAACTAAACCTGGCTGAGTAGTTTCAGTTTCTGCGGCTGCATTCAAGACTTCATCTGGATTGACAAATTTAAGTTTTTTAATAGTATCATCATACATTAATACATACTTATCTTTCATATCTGTAATATCAATGCTTGGAATTATCGGAGGTGGAGTTGGGTTAGTAGTCACTGAACCACTCACAATTGCACTTCCTTCAAAAATTCTGCTTATAGTAATACCATCATTTACTACAATATCATATGAATATCTTCCGTTTCTAAGTCCAGATGTAATAGTTGAAGGTAAAAATAAAGTAATCTCAGTATTATTAATTGTTACTTCAAATTCTGCTGTAAACGTTAAGGAGTATGGATTTTTTTTCAACATAGCCCTAGCATAATATCCTGTAAAATTAACAGGAGACTTACTAATTGGGTCTATATAAACAAATGTAGAACTATAATCAGTTCCTGCCGGAATTGTTATATTGGATACGTATGTAAGCATAGGATTACCGATTTAAAAATCCCTTTTTTTATATTTATAAGTATGTTAATTGGCTAAAGAATATAAAAGTAATTTAATTTCTTCAATATCTTTTTTGATAGTATCAATTTCAGTTTTTTGATTTATAATAATATTCTTAACTTTTAGATATTCATTATATTCTATATCACTGCAATTTAAAATTGCATTGCTATTTTCATCTCGGTAAAGTTCACTATGCCCCTTTACTGGTATCATAGTGTTGCTATTGCCCTCAGATTTTTAATTTCGGGGACAAATGATTGATTGGTTCCAGTCATTATAATTTTAATTTGGAATCCATTAAACACTGGTAAATTAGAAGCAGTATATTCATAACCTCTAAAATCATTAGAATTAACTGAAGGCGATACAAAAGTATCAGCATTTCCAGTATTTTTGGAATAATTTATAACATTACCATTCTCATCTAAGTTGGTATATCCTGGGAATAACTCATAATTTTGTTCTTCATTTGGGCTATCATTTCTGAATAATCTATACATAACTTTAATTTCATTACTAGAGTGCCTATATGCATCTAATAGAACCTTTAGACTATCTGCAGATTTTGCAAGAGTTACTTGCTTAGAAATATAAATTGCAGAATTCGGGTCTGTGTCAATTCCATTTACTCTTGCGTCAAGTGTAAAATCAGATACTGGATTATCAATACGATTCATTACTGTAATCAAATTAACTCGGTCTAAGTCAATCATCGGTGATACTTTAGAATCCTTAGTTGATAACACCATTTCCAATGTAAGAGACTTTTTACCTGGGAAATCTACAAGTCTAGCTTCTTCATTTACTTTAGAGCAAATGATTCTAGTGCTAGAAAGATAGTTGTTAGAATTTAAGGAAATATTTTCATATCCATTATCAATATATGGAACTTCATTTCCACTTACACTAGTCCCAGAGAAGGTTCTAATTCTACTTTCAATATTAGTGGAATTTGGCAGTAATGTCTGAACATTTGGTTTTGCTACATTGAAAGCAATATTTTGAGTTGCCTTTGGTCCAACTAATGAATCAGTTTGTGGAATTGTATAGAGATAAGACCCGCCTGATTTTGTAGAATTGAAGAATAGTTTAGGACCTGTAATATTATTATCTAATGTCCTATTAACTCCACCTGAAGCCATATCAAGATGAATATGATAACTATCAATTTCAATAGGAGCTTGTATAGTATGAGTTTTATTAATTCTTCTTAATGATATTCCATTAAATTCATATTTAAATACCAAATCATTTTGTTTATGTAAATTTAATTTAGTAGAATCTATGGCTCTAAGTATTCCCCCAAGAGTATTGGTATTAGTATCAACGCTAGTATATTTAATAATTTCATCACCCATCAAAATATAACCAGGATTTCCTGGCCCAACTGAAATATTTTCAAAAGTAGTAAAACTACTTACATTAGATAATTTAATATCTGCATTTGATGATGAAGAATATTCAGTAGAAAGAATAGCTGGAGGGACATCAGATTCTATTCCACTTAAAGAAACAATAGAATTTTCCGAATACATTCCGTGATTTGAATGTGATACTTTTAGATAGGTTCCATTATTGATTGGAGAATATGAACTTACATATGCATTTGTAATTGTAATTCCATTGGAAATAATATAATCTACGGATACATTAGTATTATTATCAACAGTTCCTTGAATATTATCAATTCTAATTGAGTTAAATGCAGAGATAATTCCTACATTATTAGGTATACTGAGAACTAAATTCTTACCAAAATTATTAGTGTCATTATAGTCTATAGTTAATGTATCTCCGATAGCATATCCAAAACCACCTGAATTTACTGTAACTGAACTTACAATACCGGAAGCATTAGTGACCAGAGTTGCCTTTGCTCCACTTCCATTTCCTGTGATATTTACTATGTCTACATTTGAATAAGTTGTAGAGGTAGTAAAACCATTCCCAGAATTATTTATGGATAATGTACTTCCTATTCCGATAGCCCCTAATATAGAAACTAATCTACCTGAGAAGTAAGGATTATTTAATTGAGTAATTCCTACACCAACTTTTAGCTTTGAAATATCAGTTGAAGTTAAACTATTACCTAACCCTACAATAGCAGATTGAGAATATGCAGAAATTGGATTAGAAGACAGTGATACTATTTGATGATTTCCAATATTTAACTCTGGATTATAAAATCTTACAGTACCTGAAGTATTAAAGTCAGCTCTATATAATACAAATTTTAAGTCTTCTAATTGACTTGGTTCCCAAGTAGAACCATTCTGAGACTTAAATAGGGACCCAAGGCTTGGCTGTTGAGAGATTATAATTTTTTCAGAATCTGGCTTGTTAATAGTAGAAACATCAGTCTCTCCCATTCTGGAAATCCAAACAGTATAAGAATCAGATGCTGAGACTAATGCTAATGCATATCCACTACCTGTTTGTTCTAAATATATTGGAGAAGGGAATACAAAAGTAGTAGGAACTGTTCCATCTTCCGAGATATTTACATCTTTTGCCTCCATAACAGTTTCAGCAAATGGCAAAATCTGTTGAGTAGGAGTTCCATTTTGCATAGTTCTAATCTGCAAGGTAACTGGAATATTATTAGTATCTTTTGAACGGAAGAATATATCACATTTTGTAATGAATACCCCATTAGTATCTGCTACTTCAAACGATTGTGCTAGAGGGTCTACCCATCTCTGCGTAGTTGTAGTATTAGAATCAAAAATGTTATTTGTTGTGGTTGTTGCATTTCTAATTCTAAGAGTCGTTTCTTGAGTGTTATTTAAAGTTCCACTTGAAGTAAATACTGCATCTGCAGAACTATCAGAAATTCCAGCAATTTGAGAATTTGATGAGCTACTAGTTAGCGTTAATGTCTTACTTCCAGTAGAGAAAGTTGGAGTAGAGGGTAGATTAGAATCAGGAATAAAGAGAGATGCAATTAAAGTACCACTAGAATCTGAAATTAATCTTAAATCTGAAATGGTAGCTATAGCTCCACTTGTTCCTCCAACTAGTTGCATACCAATAGAAACACAACCATAAAATTGTGAAGTAGATTTCAATTGTAAACTAAATGTATCTACATTCAATAATGTAGATGTAGATGAATAAACACTAGATAGTCCAGATGTAGCTTGATATAAATTTGTTTTATAAGTTTCCGTAGGTGCATTATATGGACCATATTTGTGATTTTGAGAAGCAAGCCTGAATGAAATATTTTTAGCACCCAATATTCCAGTTACAGTTTCTCCTGCTTGGAAAGTCCCACTTACCATCTTTATTTCCAAAAGTTTTGGAATAAAGTATGAATTCATATCTTTGCCATCAAAAAATCCATAGAATCTAGTATTTGGCTTTAATCTTTTTGCAACAACTTCAATATTTCTAGACCTCATTCCAAGAATAATACTCTGAGAATTTATACTAGTAGAAGTATTTGCAACGAACTGCTCCTTTACTTGAACTTGAGTTCCAGCTCTATTAACAGTTGTTATATCTGATACTAATCTTCTTCCACCTCCACCATCTAGTGTGGTAGTTGATTGATTCCAAGAGTTCCACTGTGCCGGAGCAAGTCCAGTGTTACTGTCTGCACCTAATCGGGATATAGTTGAATTATAATTACCTTCCACATTTACTGTATTACTTCCGATGAGTTTAGATTCAAACCAACTATCACTAGATGGATGTAATACCACAGAGCCGAACCAATTGATAACATTAAATGGATTTACATTTTCAACTCTAGACGAGAATCTGTTTGCAACATATTCCACATCTTTATAGTTTAAACAAACTATATCACCTACCTTTTTAATATTTGGGGAACCTAAATCTTTAACATATCTAGGGTCTGCCTCTGGGTTATATACTATACCAGTACCACTTACTAACTCAGACCCGAGTAATAAATCAAGAGAAGTAGTATAATGCTGTGGTCTTAATGTCTCATTCTCTAAATCAATACTTGCTTTAAAATTAATATTCTTAGAATCTCCACCATCTAAGCTCTTAAAATTATCTACAAAAAATCCACACTTAAATTTATTTAAATTAGTTTGAGAATCTCTAATAGTTAAATTTTTTGTATCAGTCTCTAACAAAGATAATGAAGTATAATACTCTACATTTGATACTCTATCATCTATATTAGAAATATCTTTCATAGTATATCTCTTATGTGGAGATAGTATAATATTACAATCATTTACATTATACAGATATGCAGGTAAATAAATTGTGGCAACCTCTAGTGCTGAATCTAAAGTATTGGGTAATTTTGGAGTTATTGAAGGAACTCCGCTATTGATAATAAAATCACCATCTTTAGTTAAAAATAATTTATCAATTCTTGGTAAATAATATGAATATGATAAGTTTATTGTTTTATCTTTAGCAAAGATATAGGGAGATGACCCATTCTCTGAAGAAAATACTCTTGAATTGAATTCAAATGGAGACTTACTTCCTGAGTATGCGGAAACTCTTGGTCTTAAATCAATAATATCGGTAGACCTTATTGCATCAAATACTGGTATATTAAATGAATATCTATCTTTATCATATGAATTCACTCCAACAAAATCACCATCATCATCAGATTTAATAGTATAATTATTGTAGACTATTTTAAGTTTTCGGGTTGGACTTTCAGCGTTAGAATTTCGTATAATTCTTGAGAAATCTAAAAATTCTTTTCTATATCCATTATCAAAAACATAAGAATTTCTAATATTTTTGTCTCCTAATGCAACTGAAAACACAGTTGCCTTTATATTAGATACTTGAAATGTAACCTCTTCATTAGCAACAAATTTATTTTCATTTAAATATACTAAATTAACTTTATTACTAGTAATTGAAACTAATGTAGCAACTGCATTACTTGTAGTCCCAATAATTTTTTCACCAATACTAGAATTTAAGATACTAGAATTTAAATCAGTCAAAGTAATTGATGGTAGTTCTGGTTCATTAGTAGTTGAAGATTCATATATCGCTAAAACCGACTCAACATCTGGAATATTTAATGATATTTCTTTATCTTCTACTCTCAGTCCGTATACATTACTAAGAGTTAGTCCATTCGTGGAAGTAGATACTCCTGAGCTAGTTTTATTAATAATTAATGTGGAGCAAGGATTATATATTTTTTTACGAGTCTTTGTATTAACTTTTTTAAATGTTACCGTAAGTGTAGCCGCATTCGCATTCCCAGAAGGTATACCTTGAATTGTTATAGTTTTATTGTTGGGTATTAATTTTTGATTATCTAATGAAACTATAACTCCATTTGAAAAAGTTAAAGTATAGTCTTCTTCATCAAATGGTTCTAAAGTTAAATCGGGGTTAGACTCTAATGTTACACTATATGAACCCGAAGTAAGACTATTGGGAGCAATATTATATGATTTTTTGATAATTACATCAGAACTTTTAAGGTTTAAATTTGAAATATTTTTATTATGTAATTCAGAATACAAATAAGCATTAGGTGTATTCAATAATTCTAATGTAATTTTTTTAAAATCATTTACAGTAGATACTGTAGTTGGTAAACTACCTAAACATACATTAGGCACATCTACCGTAGGAACAATTGTTATTGATTTCAGTGTTGAACTAATAGTAGATACTTTACTATATGTGGATAATTTAGAATTTCCAATAGTGTATGATACTATATCTCCTACATTTATTCCCGAATAGAAATTTTGATTTGAACTAGTTACTGTGCTTATTCCAGAAGTCCCATCTGAAATTGAAAATGAACTAGAAGAACCTAGTATTACTACCTTAGATAATAATACATCAGCAGTAAACCCAGTTTGATATAATTGATGAATATCAGAAATACTATAATCTCTAACAGTTCTAATAGTTCTGGTGTCATCTATACCATTAATTTTGATTTGCTCTCCTATTAGGAAAGTTCCAGAAACTTGATATAATGATACTGCATTTGAGTCTGTTACATTAGATACTAGATATCCAGAAGCTCCACCATTTTTGCCTTCAATAAAAGCAGGAGTAGTTATAGAAGAAATATTTGAATTTAAAGTAATATTAGTATAGGTTTGAATATCATATAAAGAACATTCAAATTTTGTAGATTTATCAACATACTCGGAATTTTTAAGTTTAAAGTCATATACTCGTGCTACCCCAATTTCGGTTCCAGACGGAGAGCCAGCACTTGAAGTCCTATCACTATATAATTTTACAATAGAAGTTGTATTGATTCCAACAGGAATACTTCCATATACATTATTTAATATTATTTGTTTACCTATGCTGAATGGCACAGACTCATTAACTGCAGTGGCAGTCTGTCTAGGCTTATTAATATCAATTTGAGAAGCAGTAGGAGGTTCTACTTCATATCCTCTAACATATGCCTTACCTACATCTATACTGAGACAGGCTAAATCATCAGAAGGGCTTCCTCCACTTTTAGTTTGTTGACCGAGATTATAAATGCCATTATTTCCAATTTTATTATTTAATGATTCATTTAATGCAACTTTAAATGGTTTCACATAATAGTCTCCAGACTCATCATAAGTTCTTCTTGCAAGTTCCTCAGTTAATAAGTTATTAGTTGTAGTTTTTGTAATTTTCTCTACAATACCATTTCTTACTCTCAATAATTCAATAAAATTCTCATCGTTAAAGTCATTTAACGATTTTTTAATTAAAGTAGTATTAATAACTAATCTATCTGCACCTGATGATGTATAATTTGAAAATCCCTGAGCGTTATCAAATAGGTCATCATATTCATTAGATGCTACAGCAAAATCTTCTTGAATTGATAGTCCAATTCTATATGATGGAGTATTCGTGTATTGGTCTAAAATGACTGTTTGTGATGAAACTTCTACAAAATATCCCCTAATAAAATATATACCTTTTGCTATTTTCGCAGCAGTTCCTACGGAAGTAGATTCTGAAGAAATTGTAGTTGCAAAAGTAGAATTTGCTCGCAATGAAGATAATGAATAATCAACATCCTCAAGGACAATCAAATTTTCAGTATCATTAAATTTACTTAATTTGAAATTAGTAGTATCAGAACTTTGGTACTTTATATAAAGGGTATAATTTGATCTATCTGAATCTACATTAGTAATATAATTATCTATTTTTGCTTTAATTCCACTAGTTTCCCCCTGAATCAATTTACCTACAAGCTTATCAATATATGCAGATACTGGAATACCTAAATGAGAATCGTTAATTTCAACACAAGTATAATTAAAATCATAAGCAATTTGCCCAGGTATAACTACAGAACCTTCTTTAAAAAAATGATTACCAAATCTTTCAATTTGATTTTGTAAGATAGATTGTAATGTAGTAATTTCCCTTGCTTGAATGGAAACTCCTGGTTTAAATAGTACTTTATAATAATTTTTTAAAGGGTCAAAATCATCATAATATGGAAAAATGTTGAGATTTGTATTTTGAGCCATTTTTTATCAGAACTCCAGTATTATTTTGATATCTTCTTTTTGACTTACAGACCTTGGAATTGCTTGCCTGGTATCTATGTAAAGTAGTTCCCCGGAACCTCTTACATATTCTGAGGAAGAAATGCCTGATTTGAAAGTAGTTCCTAGACGATAGATTTTATTATTTATGGTGGTAGAAATTCCACTAAATGAAGTATCAATTGATAATGGAGAAGGAGTAGAACTACAATTAATAAGAGTACTTCCTCCTACCCCAACAGTTGAACTAAAATCATTTATAACATAACTAACTTCACTTTTAGCTAGTCCTACAGGTTGATAATATTTCAATACTCCAGTAATATTATCCCAAGATGCAACAAATCCAATAGCAGTAGTCCCAGTGCTTATAGTTTGAGTAATTACATTATCTACTGGATAGTCTGTATTAGTTGAAGTAGTCTTTAATTTTAAAGATTTTAATCCACTTGCATAAGTATTATCGGTATTAACTGTTGGATTTTTTATAATTCCAACAGTAGCAAAATCATTTCCAACAATTGCATCGGGGTTATCTTGGTCAGTTTCGTAACGAGAATATACTAAAACTCTATATGCTCCAAGTTCTCTATACACATCATACCCGTGTCCTCCTTTGGGTGGTATAATCACATCAAATTGAGCGGAATTATTTCTATTTTCCAGACTTAGAGTTGAAGGAATTCCAGGGGCTCCTGGTTCAAATTTAATAATACCTCTAGTATATCCTATTCCCCCATTCGTAACGATAATCTCCGAAACCTCTCCAAAAGAATTAGTTACAATTGTAACCTTTCCTCCAGTGCCATCTCCTAATATAGGGATGTTATTATAAGTGGTAGATTTTGTATATCCCACTCCTCTATCTCTGATGGACACCACTTCTATTTTTCCATCAGTTGCATTATTCTTTATTGAAATACTTTCCCCACTACTTCCCCAGTTTTCGGGAACAGGAATATAATTTACACTATCAAATTTTACAAATTCAATAGGTTTAATTGTATATAAGTATTTCCAAATATATCCATCCCCACTAGTTCCAGCTGGGCTTGCTTCTAATCCTACAAATGTTGGTTGTTCTAATGATGGGTTTCCTTTTGGATTTTCTGGAGTAGCACCATTGTTTAAACAAATATAAACTCTAAAATCTTCATTTATTACATAATAATTTACATTATATAAAGTAGTTTCATTTGTTATAGGTGAAACATTATATGCACTATAATCATTTTTATACATCTCATAAGTAGTTCCCGATGTCCACTGCTCCTTTCTAATAACTCTAGAGACATCTGAAGTTAATATTTTTTTTAAAGTTATTATCGTATCTTTTATATTATTTTCATATACAAAACTATCCAATGGTGGCGGAGGAGATGCTTGCCAAGTTACATCTCCTCCTGCTTCTGGATTTAATGAATTTGGCTGACCTATAAAAGTATAATATTTATTTGCAGTGCTACCAATAGAAACTAGTGATTTAACAAAAGTTTCTGCATTCATTATTCTAAATTGGTCTGATATAATTGCAGGCATTTTAACTTAATACTTTCATATATTTATCAAAGTAATAGAGGTACTGTTCTAGAAACCTGAGATGAAGTAGATAGTCCAATTAGCCCATCGTTAGTATTCACATCAAATTGCTTAGGAGTTCCCAATTGTCGGTTATCATAATCGTAAAATTTACCCCAACTATAATTTCCATAGAAAGTAGTTTGAGATAATCCTGCAATATTTACAGATAGTCCACCATCTACAGCAACAAAATTACAACTAACAGTAACAATTCCGGCATTTGCAGCAGTTACCCCCTCCACTCTATAAACACCATCAATAAAACTTCTTGCAGTTCCAACTTTTGAATTTGGATAATTAGACATTCCCCCTAAACTATCAGTTATTCCAGTCAGTGCGTGTCCGCATATTACATTACTATTAGAAATTACAAAGTAGTCCCCAATTTCTAGTTGACTTGAATTAATTCCAAAAGTATTTAAAGAACTATATCCAATTCCTAAATCATTATTGTTATATGTATTTGATTTTAATTTAAATTCTAATCTTCCTGTTTGTATTCCAACAGAAGATATAAATGTATTAATTCCAACTATAGTACCATAATCACCTTTAACTTTCACTGAGACTAGTTTTTCATATTTTATTAAGTCTAAAGAAGTATAATCTAAAATATTAATATTTCTCTTGAATTCTGGTAATTTAGTCGGACCAGAATCCAATTCACTGAAATATGGGAATGCATCATTTACATAAATTGCAGTATCAGTGATACCTACAGATTTAATTAAGAATGTGTTCGGAGTAATATTAGATTTTAAAGTTGTTCTTGATTTGGAAATCAAAGAGCCATTAATAATTCTATCAGCAGTTTGTTTAGTCCAACTTAAAGGTCTAGCAGTATTCGTAATACCATATCCAGTATAAACAAAAGTATCTAAAGTATTTGATTGTACTATTCTTTTAACAACTCGTTCTAGCTGTTCGGTAGTTACTGTAGAAGTTACATTTTGTCTAGATTGTAAAATATCACCATCTTTTATAGTTTGGACTGGAGTAACTTCCTCCACATCAGAGCTAGAACCTCTATAGAATAATATAGTGCAAGTAGAGCCAGAAGATGGAGGCTCTGTAAATTGTATTCTTCCAGCAAAATATCTGTATGCTACAGTTGGCACTTGTAAGATGCCATTAATAAGAATAAAGAAATTATTTTCAATAACTAAATCTGAACCAGGAGGAACTTTAAATGTAATCCTAGTATCAATCCCATTTACAGGAGTTTTTATGTCAAATAATCTTTCAAAACCATTAAACTTATTTGAAATATCATTAAATTGTATAAATTGTCCAGGATAATATCCACTAAAAATATCAGAAACAGTTTCAGTTACAGTTAATCTAAACTCATCAAATAAGTTTCCTACAGTAGGATTTGTAGTCAATCCTACTACTTTTAAGATATCTCCTACTTTGTATAGGGAACCTGGGTCATTTAATAAGAAACTACCGATAGTTGTATCACTTGCAACTGAAATTGATACTTTGGCTCCTGTACCTAATCCAGAATTTCCTGGGGCATATTCCACATCTAAGTTATAGTATGGTAGAGGAGTATCAATATTTACAATAGGAACTGCAGTTGAAGTATAACCACTTCCTGGATTTACGATAGTAAACCCAGTAATAGTTCCGGATGTACCTACATTAGCAATAATAGAAGCTCCTTGCCCAACTGTAGAGCCTAGGCTAATGTATGGAGGAGTTCTATAGCCAGTCCCTGCCCCTGTAAGATACACATTGGAGATAGTGCCAAATCCAGACACCGAAACGGTTGCAGCAGCACCTATAAGAGGCACATAGCCGAAGGCTGTATTGATACCAACATTTAAAATCTTACCAGAATTTGGAATTCCCGTTAGATAACTAATTTCATTTACACTATTATTTTGAATTGTAAAATCAGTTTCAGGAACTTGTAATATATTGTTTATGAATATCAGTGGGTTATTACTTGCATCAGTTCCATAATTCCTATTATTATAAATTTGCGTTATACTATTTTGATTTTGTTTTAAGATGAATGTAGATAGTCCTGTAAACTGGTCCGATATATCATCAAAAATAATATTTTTATCATCTGGATATGTAGGGTCAAATTTTCTACTGAATACTCTACCCGAGAAAGAAGACGATACTTTTAGACCTTCTAATCCAGTAGGACCTTGTGGAGGAGATGTAAAGAATATAGTATCTTCAATAATATTATAGTCACCTCTAATGATATTAATACTAGACCCAGATGTATGGTTCTTCTCCTGAGTTCCTAGGAACCCTCGTTTAACATTTATTACATTAGTTGAACCTATACCTACATTAATTATTTTTAGAAGTTCCTCATCAATTTTAAGAATATCAATAGTTGAAATAGAACTTATTCCAGAATTCACATAAATTGAAGTTATTCCCACATTAGCATTATTTACTAACCCTAAAGTAATTGGTCTATTGTAAATTGGTTTCTGTATGATATTATCAATAGAAATTAAAGCATTAACATTTGGATTGTCCACAGTAAATTTATGAGTTCCTATTCCCAAACTAGTCAATTCTAATCTTATAGATGTAGATAGCCCAGCCACTTGGAAACTATTATCATTAATTTTATTGACATATAAAGTTGAAGGTAGTATATTTGTAGATATTCCACCTAAAACTAAATTAGTAGTAGCAATTCTAATAGGAGTTCCACCCTGATAAGAATAGAATATTTTTTGACCAGTTTGTAAGTTATGATTATTAATATTAAAACTGTATGTGGTTAAATTTACAATAGAACTATCATTAGAATTAAAAGTCCTACTGAAAAGAGGAGTAGTTTTATTAGTTAATTTAAATGAACTAATTCCAGATACTATATTTCCATTTAATCTTCTAGAAAAACTTAAACTCTCAGTCACTATTCCTGAATATGACTTATGTGGATATAATGTAAATACACTTTCAATTCCGATTGAAGTAATACCAGTATTTTCTGGATATGTATGATAAGTAGAATAACCAACAATATCTCCAACTGATAGTCCCGCAGTAGATACTCCTAAGTTATATGGATATTGTGGATTAAAAGTTACTGGTATATTAGATTGTATGTTTATTTCAGCATTAGTTCCAGTAAACTGCTCACTAATATCATCAATTTCAATTACTTTATTTGTATTATTTAAAATATAAGGCAATAAGTCAATACCTTTAATTGCAGTTAACCCAACTCCAGCAACATTCCAAGGCTCAATTGCACCAAAACTTATTCTTTCAGCATATGACTGATTAAGTTGGGTTTCATCATAAGCAATTGCAAAATTATCACGAGTATGCAATGATACTTCATTATCTATTTTTACGATTAAAGTTACTTCATTGTTAGTAGTAGTCTTCATTCCAACAGGTTTACCTGCCTGACTAATAACTTCTAAATCTGAAAATTCTCTATATCCTGAAGGGTGAATTACTGAATGTACAGGTTCTTTCCAATCACTATATGGAACCTCACCTCTTATAGCATAAGAAAAATTCTGATAATAATTATTATCCGATATTTTTTGTAATGAATTATTTAAATCTCCAATATCATCTTGAGTATAATTTATTTTATCTCTAGATACTCCTAATTTTGATTTTAGATTGAAATTATTTACATTTGTAATTTCTCCCTTGAGATTTGATAATTCTCCTTTCAATCGGTATCCAATATCCAATTCCCCTTCAGACTTATTAATTCTTATCTGCTTTATTTTACTATCCCACCCATCTTCCATTACATATCCAGTAAAGGTTTGATTTCCAGTAGTATTAAATCCAATTAGTTTTTCACCAGAAATATAATTAATATCATCAGTTATATTCATCTTAAAAGTAGCCATATCTTTACGATTAACTACCGTACCATAGCCCTTTTCTAAAGTGTAAGTACCAAATCCAAATAATCCAGTTATATCATATTCTATAGTTGAAGTATTCTGATTTACTGAGGTTACTTTAAAAAATCTATAATTATAATCTTTAGAATTATAATTCTTTTGAACCTCTGAGGTGATACTGCAGTTTTCTATAAAAATTTCATCTCCCACACTAAATGGGAACACACCAGATAATGAAGGATAAGATGTAGTGTCTAGTTCAATACTATTTCTAGTTGATGAAGTTGTTATTCCAATAATATCAAATCCATTAGAATTATTTACAGGCACTATTGATAGTGGTGTATCAAGAGAATTATCATTTACTATAATACTTACCTTAGATACACTATTTCCTTTAAGTTCTGTAGTTAATTGTAATACATTATTTCCAATTGCTTTCAAGTTTGGTGGAGTATTATAATTTTTTCCTCCATAAAGCACATCTACGGATTTAACATTAGAAACTTTATTTAATATTGCAATAGTAGGTATAGATAATTTTGGCAATAGTGTGCCATCTGTGGGATAATCAAATCCATCTTTAACTCTTTCTAATGTATCAACTTTTCCTATCGTACTAGAAACTGTAGTTAATAATTCACCACTTCCAGAGGTTGTGAGTATTGAAGTAATTTTAGGTATTTTATTATAAAATTTCCCCTTTTGATTTACTTTAATAGTTTTTATGGGACCTTTAGCAGTTTTTGAAGTTGTAGAATATGTTGCCTTATTAAAATTAATAGTTCCCAAATAACGAGGTTTATTTTTTAAGTTCAATCTGAATGAAGTATCAGAAGTTGGAATTACTGAATATCTACCATCATATGAATTTTCAAGTAGTACAATTCTACCTCCAGATATTACATCAGTATCTAAAGATACTGGTCTCCCGGATAAAGGCGATAAAGTATAATATAACTCCTGTGGGTACTCTTGATTAATGGTATCTAAGGTAAATGAGGTATACCTATATGGTTCCAATTCGTAGAAGTAATTTGAATCTTTGTATAGTTTAATATATGTACCAATTCCTATAAATTCGTATTTATTTCCTTTATTTAAATAAATTAGTGGATTTACTTTTGCAATTGAATGGGTGCCAGTACTAGTGCTAGTTAACTTGACATAATTATTTTTAGATATGTCATCATAATATTGAGTCAATTTGATTGCATTTGGGCTTTCTCTTAATACAAAATATCTTTCATTATCAACTAATCCACCAATAGAAGGATTGGTTGAATTCGTATATACAACTTTATCCCCAGTTTGAAGCGAATCATCTGAAATATAAATTGTAGATGTTGTAACATTAACTTCAGTTGATGCATTAAAAGTAAGAGGCGGAGTAGTTATTTTACGAATAGTTGAATTATAATTTAATTCAACATCAACTGCATCGGAGGTTATCACTTTAAAATCAATTATATCATTAGTTGATAATAAATGTGGAGATTTTGTATTAGCAGTTATAGTATATCTTTCAGTTGTTCCACTGATTAAATCATATTGAGTAGTAAAGTTATGAGAATTTCCTAGGGAATTGCTATTATCTCTAAAGTATAATGAATTATAACTAACACCTATTCCAGTACTGGTAGTAAATCCTAATGTAGATAGACCTACAAAGTTAGCACCATAATTTACTGCATATACTATTTGACCATCAATTAATTTAAATTGAGGTGAAGTTGGAGAATTTGACACGACCAATCCAGTTCCTCCAATTCCCACCTTATATGTTAGGGGCTGACCTGTATAATATTTGTGATTTTCAATATAGATTGATTGGGCTGGAGCAAAATAAGTTGTATTGCCATAATCAATATAAGTAGTTCCAGTAGTTCCTAACCCTATACTATTTGAAGGATTAAAATATACAACAGAATTACTTTTTAAATTGGCATTAAATTTAGGCTCATTAAATGTAAATTTAGTGGGAAGAAGATTAACTAAAGATACGCCAGCAGTATGAATTCCTCCATCATTACTTCTATCTACAAGTAGTTGAGATTGATTGATTTTAATATCTCTAATTTTCAATACTTCAGAATCAATTTTAATATAATCATCAATATTAAATCCAGAAACATCATTGACGGAAATCGCAGTAGATACTCCAGTATCTGTTGATGATAAGATGCCTACTGTAATCCCGGTTGTTTTTTGACTTACTGAAATAGTTTTACTTCCTTCTAAAGATGAATATTGATTAGAAGAAATTGAAGATATCACAACAACATCATTTGATACTAAATTATGAGGTATTGTCGTAATACCTGTAATTATATTATTTTTATTTTTAAATGTTACATTTTTTAAAGTAGAAATACCTACTGCTATATTAGTTAAAGGAACTCCATTAATATTTGATACGGAGCAGCTTGGACTAATAGTATTTGGAATATTTTCAAATTGAAGCCTATCTCCAACCATAAAATTATCACCTGGAGATACTATACCAATAGAATCTATTCCAGACTTAATAATATTATTTACTATAAATTCTTGCTTATATTTTGGCTCAATTTTACTTATTGGTAAATATCCGGAATTTTCGGAATTTAGATAATATGGTCCAGTATTTCTAATAAAATTAATAGAATCTAAATTTAAATCTTGATTAACATATCCGTTAAAATTTTTAATTATTGGCGTATTTTTAAATTCCGTAGCTATTGCATATGGATATGCTGGAGAATTTAAACCATCTAATGTTGTAAAATACGCATATATTCCTTTAGGAAATTCATTAGTTTTGATGAACATTCCATTATGTTCATCTAAATCTCCAAAATTTGGAATATACTTATAATCTTCTATGAAATCCCCGTTATTCCACTGGACAGGCCTTATACTACTTATAGTATTAACATTTATATTAGATAATTGATAACTACTTCTAACTTTTGAAGGAGAAGTTGATGAAGGTAAATTCACATAGGGTCCATATATCGGATTTCCATCATAAGCCCATCCTAAAATAGGAGAAGCATTTCCAGAAGTATCTCCAACTTCATCTCTTAATTTCTTTGGCGGATAAAAATTAATATACTGTAAAGTTTTTTTAACATTATTACTTGGTATAAGAATTCCTTCTCCTGTAAGCTCATTTATTTTATTTGAATATTTTTTGTATTGATTTAAAGTCCATTTTGTTAGATTTGCTATAAATTTAGCAGAATTTCCTCTTTTTACAACTTGAAGGCTAGTTTTTTTATTTACATACCCAAGTCCAGAATTTACTACAGTCACATCTATAATTTTACCATTTTCAACGGTAGGAATTAATAGCGCATATTTTCCAGAACCCTCAATTACAATATCAATATCTTTTCCATATCCAGCTCCACCAGATAAAATCTGAACTCCAACAATTTTTCCTTCAAGTATAATTGGATTAAGTAGTGCGTCTATAGATGGAGTTTGAATTTTTACATTTGGCCTTCTATTGAAGTTTATAATATCAGAAGAACCATAGTTAGTGCCATAATTTTCTATAAATAAGCTTTCAAATTCTCCTAGTACAATAGGGGTAAATACTGGAGAAATTGTAGTTGAAGATATCCCAGAGGTAGTTTCTACCACCACTTGAATAGGTGGATATTTAAAAGTATGTGTTCCTGAACCAATAGAATTCAGATTTACAAATCTATTGTTTGAATAATTATAATAAAAATCTGTAGAATCAGCTTCTGCTAATCTAAACTTATTAGTATCAATTACACTTACAATATACTGATTAGTTGTAGATAATCCTGAAATTACTGTATTCGTAGTTGAATATACAACAATATCTTTCTCTCTTAAATTGTGATTTTTAACAAGTATGTAGTTATCAAAAGTGCTAATTCCAACTGTAGTATCATCAATATATTCTGAAGATGAAAGTTTAATAGTTTTACTTGAATAATTTTTTCCACTATCTTTTACATATACTTCAGTTATAGTATTTTTAATATCAACAGTCGTTAAATAATAAATTCCAGTGTCATTATTTCCAATAACAATTGCATTAGTCTTATTGATAGAATCATCTCTATTTCGGTATAGTTTAATTTGAGTTGAATTTATAACACCAACATAATAAGTGGAGTTGTTAGTTAATCCCACTAATTCTGGATTTGAATTATTTTGATAAATTACTTGTTCTGTATCTTGAAACTTATGAGTGCCTGCAAAAGTAATCACATTTAATGATATTGCAGAACCTAAGAAGTAAGATATAATAGGTGACTGTACTAAATTACTTTCAAGCACTGCACCATATCCATTTCCACCAATTATAGAAATCTTAGGTTTAACTTGATAGCCAATTCCTGGAGAAATCACCCGGATTGCCCTCACTGTGCCTCTCATATTGGCATAAACTTGTGCTCCAGCACCTTCCCCCCCTTCGTCACTAATTTGAATTGTGGGGGCATTTATGACATCATAATCCTTCCCTGAATTTGAAATTGCAATATCATTAATCTGACCATAATAATACCCTTCATTAAATATAGCAGATGAATATAATTCAACTCCATTAATAAGTAATCCTAGAGACTTGCCAATCGTATTTTTACTTAAAGTTGTATCCTCATTATTTTTATTATTGATATTGAATATTTTTAATAATTTTTGATGGTCTAGGATTGAGTCATTTTTTCCCTCATACCCTAATTTTACGATGGTTCCAATATTTGATATACTAGTTTGAATTCCTATGTAATTATTAGCATAAAGATTACTATAACTGTAAGCTAATGATATTGAAGTGTTAGAGTATCTATTTACAAAATAAGTTCCAGTAGAAAGTCCACTGAACCCTAAACTTGGAGTAAAATGAATCTTCTCTCCAGTATAGAAGTAGTGTGTATCAGTAGTGGAGAATATATATGTTCCAACTCCTGTGATTGTTAATCCTACTTCTCTATTATCTAATACAATATCTTTGTAATCAGGAAGTCCTGAAGATAATGTAACTATATTATCAGTTGAGGTGTCAATATAAGTATTTTGAATTCTGGAGGAAATATTAGGATTTAATCTACTCTTATTGATAACTTTTTGAATCCGATTATACCTAATATTAGGTAATACTCCTAAGACAGTAAATTTATTTTTAGAAATAATACTATCTACTGGAACTATTAATGTAGGATTATTTGGAATTGTAGTGTCTGATAATACAATAGTATCTCCCTTATAAAGTAAAATATTATCTACCGTGGTAATTATGTTACCATTAATATTTGATATATTATGGTAAGTTGGAAGATTATACATCCAACTATTATACTCAGGGAAATCCTGATAATTTTCACCAAAAGAAGATAGATAAATTTTATCCCCGACTCTCAAATTAGAAGTCTTTGAATAATCAACAGACTCTATAATATTAAATATTCTAAACTTAAGAATATTGCCATTATCTAAAGTAGAGTATGCAAAATTATCTTCAATAATATCACTATTGAAAGGAACTTCAATATTAATTCCACTTACATTTAGGAATTGATTTGCACTTTTATTTTGGTAATTAATTGGAATAGAAGTAAAGCTATTGGCCGGTTTTATATAAACAGTACCAGAGCTTGGAAAATCAACAGTTGAATCTACGGAAATAGAAGTAGAGTTAATATTAATAGTCTCTACTACATTAGTTTTTTTTGTAGGAATAAAATTATAGATAAAACTTTCTGAATCTAATGAGATTTCATATAAGTCTCTGTTATCAGTCTTTCTATACTCTACATTATAAATTGCAGCACTAGCAGTCCTTCCTCCAGGAATAGCTTGAGATATAGTTTTTCCAATTAAATCTATAGGGTCACCAACTCCACTAATTTTTTCAACAACAATATTTTTAGTAACTAGAGCTGGATTGTTAGATGGTTTTATTGTAAAATTTTTAGGGTCAACGATACTTATGTCTTTACCATATAAGACTTTAAATAGCAACTTATATGAAGTATCAGTTCCCTTTGAAGCGTAGAAGTCTTTTGCTCTGGTTAATATATTTTGTAAACTTATCTGTGAATAAAACTTACGGTCTTCAAATCCTAAAAGATATTGAGACTTAAACTTTTTAAATATTTCACTAAAAAATAGTAAATTTAAATTAAATACTTTACTTCCAGAAGAATGTTCTTCTACCGAAGTTGATTTGAATATTAATTCCGAATGGTCTGAATTGGCATCAATACCACTAAATCCACGAACGCATCCAGTAAAAGAGTTTGTAGTAATTCCAGTATAGGTAATAATCTCATTATCTATCTTTAAGAGTCCGTATGAACTAGGAAATCCAAAAGTGCTATTGACCGAAATTTCATTATCAAAAGACAATACATTTGAACTTAACTTACAAGAATTATAAAATGTCTCTGCGTTGAAGTTCTCAATTCCCTTATATTGATTTAAATTGATTGCAAGGTCATTTAATCCTGTAGTATATTCCTGAGAAGTATAATACTGTTTTAGAAATTCTTGAAAAAGTGGAGATTCCTCGTTTAAAAATTCTGGGATTTGAGACTCTATAAGATTCTGAATTTTTATTCTTTTTATTTCTGACATTTTTAACGAATATAATTACCGTTGGAATAGCTTGAAGTTACTGCATAAGAACTAGCAGAAAGATTTTCACCAGAAGATATAGTATCTTCTATCATAGTTACGACTGTATTTTGAATATTAAGGTCTAAATATATATCCCTTAAAGCAATGACATCATTTGATTCAGGAACTGCTTCAACTTGTATTTCAGAGCCAACTACGCTTCTAGTAATATTTACTGGATTTAATTTTATCTCTCCTGTTTTATAATTAACAATTCCCGCATTATTACTCACAATAAACGGAATTCCAGTATCTAATGTAAAAAAGAATACATTTCCGGTAGTGCCATTTATTGGGGAATCGCTTAGATATACTGTTGAAGCTACGCCATTAATATTAAATCCAGTTGACTTGATATTGTATCCTCGGTTATCACTTAAATTATTTTTTTGAAGATGAAAGCGATTTCCGAAACATAATTCATAATTAGCAAGTTTATTATATGCTGGAGTTATATTTCTTCTTATTTTTACTTTAGTAATGTTTGAAGTAATTGCATCACTTACATTATCAACTAAAGAGCCAAATTTACTATATTTAAATCTTCCACCAAAACTATTCAAATCAGAAGATTTAGAATAGCTCGTAATTGCATTTTGAATATTAGTTTTTAATGTATTGACATCCGAAGCCTTTGATTTGTTATAGTAAACATTTGTATTTAACTCTACATAAAGATACTTCAAATCTATCAGTTCTTGCTTAACTCCGGCTACACTATACTGTTTAAGTTGTTTTAAAATTCTTTCTTTAGTTGCTTGAGATAAAAAAGAACCATTCTTTGGCTTTACTGATAATAATACTTTTCCATATTGAGGCGGGTCCAACTCTTCTCCTCCATATGCAGTTACCGACTCTACATTTGAGAATAGATACGGAATTAATCCAGCATAATCACTTGCAGTAACTGCACGATACTGCGATGAATAAACTCTAGGTGCAAGATATTTGATTGCATCAACTGGTTCAATTGAATCTCCATTCTCTGAGGATTGAATTGTAGTTAATAGTGAAATTCCCTCAGTAATTGTATTATCTTCATTATCCTTTAAAATTCCTGAAAATGTGAAGTTAGACGCACCATTGCCCGAAATTCCATTAGTAATAATATAACTGATTGTAACCGTGCTATTATTCTCTGGCGCCTTTCCTAGAAGGCCATCTCCAAATAGAATTTGATATTTTTCATCCAATATTTCTTGAACTAAAAATAATCTAGTATTTTTATTAACTTCAAATATATTTTGATATTGTTTATATTCTTCTACTGTAGTTGTAGATACTTTAACTCTGATTGTTGAGGTATCTACACCTGGGTTTGGAATTAAGAACTTTTGATTTAATTGAGAGCTATCAACTACATATGATTTTGTAAAATATGAACCTTCAAAAATTTCTATATTATTAAAATACGCAACTCCATCATCCCCCACTGGGGATATAATATCTTCTGGAATTGAGAATATATAATTTCCGCCCTGAACTGAACCTAGTGCTACAATGCCCGATTTGAGGGTTATAGTTTTGTTATTGGGCGAGACTACCGAAAAGTTTGCAATTGCCCTTGCTGCCCGTTTTGAACGGGGCACATAGCCGATATTTCTTGCTAAGGATACTACATTTTCACGAAGAGTTGCACTATCAATAAAACTTTCATTCACCGCCATATTGGTGTTGAATGAAGTGATATATGAGTTATATGCTAAAATATCAATGATGTTAGAAAAGTTAGACCCTTCAAAATCAAAGTCAGTGAAATTACTATTCGCTCTCAAATAATCTTTAATTTGAGTACGAATATCGTTAAAATCTAAATTTGTAAATTGATTAAAAGCCATTATATTCTAGTCGGTTGTAAGATGAACTCTATATTTTGTGGCGGGAATGGCAATCCAACAATATCATAATTTATGATTACATTCAGTTCATTTGTGTCATCTATAGGAGAGACTACTATACTTCTAACTCTAATTCTAGGTTCAAAGTTATCTAATAAAGTTGTAATCTGTTCTTCTAATACTGAAGAAACTTCTATTGTATTTAATTCAAAAAGCAGACTATTTGTAGAGGTTCCCAATAATGAATTGAAGAACCTCTCTCCTATCTGAGTCTTCACTAAATTAATTACAGCTTTCTTAATGGCATCTTCATTTCTCAGAGCTAGAATATCATTAGTTACAGGATTTCTTGCAAAGGATAAACTAATATCTCTAAAACTCCTTGATATTTGAGCAGCCATTTATATGGGATTTGAATCGTATATTATTTATTCATTCTGATAGAAGATTTTTATTAGATTTCCCATAGATTGGCTCCATACCATACTCCCAGTCATCATAATCTTCATCATTACGAATTTTCTCATGAAGTTCAGATGGCTTTGCAAAATTATGCTTAGGTGCAAGGTCGTGCATTACTTCTTGAATTACTCGATTTGTGGGGGTACTATTGTAATCGGTAACTAGTTTCACAGTTCCCCACATTTTTTTCATATATTCGGGGTCTCTACTTACGGGTAAATTAGACATTTGATTCTCCTGTTTTAAGGGGGTAAAACAGAACTTTTAATAAAGGAGGTTCCTATCTCCTAAAAACTATCTATCTAATTCTCTTAGTGTGTAATTATCAGTGTTAAAATATTTCAATAACTCTAATACAATAAGTTTTGGATTACCTTCACCACAAGTATAGACATCTATTGATGCACATCCATTTTCAGGCCAAGAATGTAAAGAACAATGACTCTCAGACAGTGCAATTACAATCGTAATACCTTGAGGATTAAAGCAATGACTGAAAGTATTCAAGATATTCATCTTCGCAAGAGAAATCGCCCGAATAATAGCCTCTAAAAGAGGTTTTTCTTCATTTAGAAGATTAAATTCTACGTCGTATACTTCTAAAAGAAGATGAGACCCCATAGAAAACTGTTCCAATTCCGAATACCTCTATGAATTTGGATTAAAAGAAAAAATCTATAGAATTTCTTCTATAGATTTAAATTCTTGTCTTTTTTGTATATTATTTATCCTTTTCCTTGTCGGTGATAAGCTTTTTTAGCTTTATTCCGACTAGTTGCGGAGTATTTTGTGTTTTTTCCTTGACCTTGCCTAGTGCTTTTTGGCTTACTTTCAATTTGCATTGTTTTTTTATTCATTGCCATTGAATTTTTCTCTTATTTGGGGGTTTTTTACGCACATTTACGCTTCTAAAACGCATAAAAATTTTATAACGTTTCAAAGAAACAAAAAAATGCTCTGAAAGGTGGTTTGGTTCCTTTCAAAGCATTCTATCATAGCCTTATAGGCTTGTCAAAGACGATTTTCTCAGATTACCCGAGTTTTTTCATGTCCGACACGGATTTTAGGATCGCACCAAATTTCAAAACCTGCTGCAATTGCATCTAAACAGAAACTTACATCTTCTCCACACATATCTTGAACATCTCCAGACTCAAAAACTTGCATTTTTGGAGCAAACCATGGATATTTTAGCCCAGGATGTTCAAATACTCCATGCTTAATCAAAGTCCAACCAAATCCAGTGTAATCTACTGTGAAAGGCTTCCGACGCTTACTCATAGTTTCCAAGGTTTCGTGATTCATCACACCACCATTGCCTCGGAAATCATCTTCATCCAACCAGTGAGCTACTGAGGAAGTGTGTCCATCTTCCGTGCAATACCAACCAGCTGCAATATCTTTATCCATTGCAACTAGACGGTAGAAAGACTCGGTATTAAACACAATGTCAGAGTCAATCCATAGCTGGTAGTCATAAGGAAGTTTTCCATCCCAAGGAATTTGGTCTGGTCCTCTCAGAACATTGGCTCCTAAGCACTTACAACGTGCAAAGTTTACCATTGAACTATAGTCCTGTGAAATCTGAATGGCAGCTCCTGCTTGAACTAAGTCAAAACATAGTTGAACAAAGTTCTTCAGATAAACATATGAAACTCCTCTTCCAGGTAGACAAAATACAATTGTCTTTCCTTTAATTAATTCCTTTGCTGCCTGTAAATCAAATTCATCCTCAAGGGGCTTTGCCTCAGGTGGCTTTGCCTTTACTGTAAATCCTTTTGCCATATTGTTTTCAAGTATGTAACGTGATTATTATAGCACTCCTAGTCAATTTTATGAGTGCAATTCGTTGGTATTTATAGAAACCATAATATCCTTATCTGACCCTCCGTGTGTCCAAACTAACCCTCGGATAATCTTTAAGTTTTCTTCAATATTTTCAGTGGGTATTTGAGTTAATACTACTTTTCCTTCCACCGAAATATTATAAGTATTCATCTTCTACTTTTCTTAAAAGTTCTTGAATATCATCTTTAATACCTTCGCTAAGTATTAATCTCTCGTCATTCTCAATTCTATATTGAAGTGTCTCTAAGAGAATATCTTTCTCATATTCATCAAAATCTATTTTCATTGTTTTACCTATTCTCAATGGGGGCGTTTAAAAATTATATATGATTTCAAAGTTCTCACAAAAAACACTTTTATCAATATTTTTTTCCTGGGGAATTTTTTTTGAAGACATGTAATATATTAGCGAATTTGGTAGTTTATAGCTTAGGGTAGTACATTGAAATTATATAAGGGGGGGGCATCGGTAAGGGTTAATAATACCCAACAATCATAATACACTGTAATTCTAATACACGAAGAACTGCGATTAATTGTTTATTCTAATACACGAAGTGCCAAAATAACGAATTAAGTAACACTGTTTGATTAAAATACACTACCCTCCCCCCGTATCAAATAAACGAAGAATTGCAACTGAAAGTAACACGAAGTAACTATCAATCGCAATTCACATTCTATCAGTATCACGAAGTAATGTCAACTTCTCAGCTATTCTAATCACGAAGTGATTGCGCCGAATTGTTTACATTTAGGGGTGCATATAACGAACTAAGTAGCACTGTTTGCACATAATAGCTAACCCTCCCCCCGTATCCAAAATTGGATATAAAGAACTGCGACGAAGTAGACTGTGGTTTATGTAGCTCAACAGGACGAAGTAGGGAGGATAAGTATGCAAACAGTGCTAATTACCACGAAGTAAACACCACTGTTTGCACAGAATAACGAACCCTCCCCCCGTATCAAAGTATTCACTCTACACGAAGTAGCAGTGAATACTTATTCACGAAATCAGGCTTCAATCAGTTCAGCATCCTCCACAGTCACATCTGCCTGCACATCGTTATCAGGAGTAATTGCATTTAGAATGTCAAGGATTTGATTGCCATTTTGACCCTTACGGAGCATAGAAATCATCAGGTCGCGGTTGAATTCGTTAGTCATTGTGTTGGTTAATTTGGTGTATTGAATGTGTTGGGGGCGTCCCTCCACCCCCTTAGAATAGCACAATTTGGCGTCTGTGCCCGTTTACTGTGCCAGTTCTACAAGTGGCACAAGTGTCTGAGACTTACTGTGAGATTCAGTAAAGAAACAGAACATAATCTCTGTTATCATTAAAACGAGACTTTGCCATCAGAGACTTATTGCCAGTGAGCACTACATCGTTAACTCGGTAATAGCAATCAGTATCAGTCTCTTCACCATCAGCTACCATACGAAACTTAGCATTTCCACCCATAGTCTCTCGTGCCACTTGTAGATAAGCAATCGCATCATCTAAAGTATCAATCTCAGAAGGAAGTTTGTTGCTGTTGTTAGAGTTGAATTTGTAGTCGTCGTTCATGATGAAAAGAATAAAGATTGAGACTAATGTGGGACTTGCTCCTCCCACTCCTTAAGAATACCACATTTTAGGCGCTGTGCCCGTTTACTGTGCCAGCTCTACAAGTGGCACATGAGCTATAAGTCTTACTGAAGATTGGTGGGTCTCTCATAAGTAATCCTGATAACTCGGATTTCGGGGGTTGACAAATTTTGAGAGGTGTGGTATACTTATGCGGGCCTAGACGGCTAGAAATAAGAGCATTAAATGAGATATCAACACATAAGCAATGAGTAGCTAATAAGGGATAAGAACATAAGAAATGAGTAGCTAATAAGACTTAAGACATACTGAACAATACCTCTTTTTAGATAAGCAATAGTAATAACAATAGAACAAAGGACTATATTTATTTAAACCTTTTTATTGTATATTATTATTACGATACCAACATAAAAAGAGTCTATTTATGATAGTTTCAAATAGCATATTTGAACCATCAAATAATGTATTCTACACTACATTCATTCAAATGTGTCCCATAGATTGATACTGAGAAATATACCTCAAGAAATCAGGAACTTTATCATTATCATAGAAGCAATCATACTCCTCTGGAATACTCACCTCTGGATACTGTTGATTAAGCTCATTCATCAAATACTGACCATACCTTAAATCACCTACATGAGTAATAAAACTTGCATTTGCATCATGTAAAAACCTATCATAATCAAAGCTCATTTCATTTACCTTGAGAGACAACAATAGCATAAGCAATCAGTATTAACTCATTACCATCTTGTGCTTTGTTTAATAGCTTGAACTTTTCCTTCCTTTTCATTTCAGTTTAGTAAGTGAATTAAGTTTATGTGTTGTATTCATTATAAGCATCAATACATCCTTCAGCATATCCTTCTCGATTGCCTTTCTCATACATTGCTCTGGCAAACTTTAAGAAGGCATTTGGTTTTCCGGCAAATTCAATCCAACAATCACCATCCTCATCAACCTCCTCCTCTATGAAATGTTCTTTTACCATTTGCAGGATTTGTTCGTCAGTCATAAGTTTGTTTATGAAAGTTTGTTAGATTGAAGTAACTCTTGTGCCTTGCGACTTATACTTACATCTATAAACTCCTTCACTCTTGCGTTTAGTTGTCTATCTAAATCTTCCATCACATAATAAAAATCAGCATACTCATCATTTTGTAGTTCTTGATAAGTTTCAATTTTCTTGAGTGTGCTATAAAGAACATAGTTTCCTTCTAGTTCTTCTAAAGATGCAAATCTAAGAAATAATTGATACATATAAGATTCAAAATCATAAGAAGGACTTATTGTAGATAATTTGTTAATCCAGTATTCTTTTACATTTTTTAGGATTTGTTCGTCAGTCATTTGCAAACTCCTCTTTTAGTTTCAGATACTGTTCGAATCGTTCTTCTTTCTCTTTATCAATCACCCTTGCTTCTAGTTGACTATCAAGGTCTTCCATCACTTCATTGAATTCAGCATACTCATTATTACCATTCCACCTATCGGAGTTTTTACTAATATAAAGTTCTACAGTCGTTTTTCTTTTATCCCAATACCGAATTAGAATTGTATAACCACCATCTTCATCTTGATACCTTTCATAAGTATAACCAAGTGTTTGAACTTTATCGAAGAGTTGAAGAAGTTCGTTTGCGGTGATAGTCATTTCAGTTCTGTTGAGTGAGTTTGATAGCATCAACAATAGAAGTAGTCATATACACACAAGTACCATCTTTATCAACAATAGCATAAACAAGTTGTTGAGTTTGAATGTCGTAAGTGAAACGAGTTGTCATTTAGAGTGTTTTAAGTGAGTGAGAGTGAGAGATTAGTTATCTTTATCGGGAAATATAGCTTCTACCACACCATCTACAAATCCAATCAAACAAGATTCAATCATCAATGAACAGAACACTTTATCTTTCAAAAGTTCTTGAATAAATTGGTTCTTTGAGTTTGATTGAAAGTTTGCTTCTTGAATGATTTTTTGAAACTCACTCATTTGCCTTTGTTTGTCTGTCCCCTTATCATAGCACCTTTGGGGGTGGTTGTCAAGGGGTCTACGGTTGTTAGAGACATCAGCATCCCTTATGTATGCTAACCGTTCACCAATATTGAATTACCCACTTCTGAATGAAAATCATATCACCAAAAGAGAGATTAGTTTTACCCTCGTAAATATCTTTCCAGTATTGAACTCCTTGTGGAGTGTCAACAAAATTAAATGAATAGCCAAGAAAAGAAATATCTCCTTTTAGAACTTCCTTGGCACGAGAAACATTAAATGAATCAGGAACCGGAATCTCCACAGGAAATACTTTGACTACATCATAGAAAGTAGTTAAGTGACTATGATAACTTCCATCCTGCTTATAATAATCACCACCAACAACATAAAAACCTGCACTATTTTTACGTTCGTAATACTCAAAATTACCATTGCGAAGTTGAACTAATTGACCCATAATACAAGTTGAAAGATCAATTTGTTCTGCCTTTTCTTCTTGTTTCAGTCTTTCAACTTCTGCTTGAAGTTCTTGAATCTGTGATTCCAGTTGTTCGTACTTTTTCATTTTGTTTGTTAGTTGTGTTGGATAAATGAGTGTTTTTAATAGAAAATCACAGATCAATAGGATTGTATTCGATATTCAGTTTATTGCAAATTTCCAGTTGTGCATCGTTCATCATATCGTTCATCATAATGCGAATTTCATCAGCAAGATTTCTATAGATTTTCCCAACATCATTAAACTTTTCGTAAAAAAGTTGTTCGGAGCGATATTCCACACTATTATCAAGTTTATCGTGCCAACTCATAATAACTTCTTCCACTGGAATCTCTACGCCATTGATTGTCAGAGACACATCATATTCTTCAATATCCGGATTGGCAATTTCGAAACCTTTATTACCCATCAGGGCAATGGTATGAAGAATAAAATGACCAAATACATCACCATTCATACTAATGATGCGATTTTTGTGAATTTTCATTTGTTTTGTGTGTAGAAAGAGATAAAATTACTTTTACTTTTGTTCCAGATAGATAATCACCCACTTTTGAAGTTGAATGATGTCCTTATCAGTTAGTGGTTCATCCGCACAAAAGATGCTATACCAATAGCCAAAACCTTGTGAAGTATCAGACCAATCAAAGGCATACTCAATGTATTCAAGTTCACCAGTATCAAGTAGTTTTTTTACATCATCAATCTTAAAGAGATTAGGAAGTTTATTTTCGGTTTCTTCTTGTTTCAGTCTTTCAACTTCTTTCTGAAGTTCTTGAATCTGAGATTCCAGTTGTTCGTACTTTTTCATTTTGTTTGTTGATTGTGGATAGAACTATTTGACAGGTAGAAGGCACTTACTGATATTCCCTTGTGATTGTAATACTTGCCCACCTGCTGCTTGACATCTTGCCTCAATTCCAACATTCTCGTGTTTAGTGAGAACTACACTAAAAACAAGAAGTAACATAATCACACCCCAAGTCAAAGCATAAACCGCAACTTCTTTGATTGTTTTTTCGGTTTGATAGTTCATTTGTGTGTTTATTGAGTTTAGAATTATCAGTTAGGAAGAAGAGAGAATGAACCACAGAAGTTTTGAATCCATTGTAGAGTATCAAAATACCCACGAGGATTAGACATCACCATACTTGTATCCTTGCGAGGATTGTAAGCAACAGCAATGTAACTATAACAATCAGGTGCTTCTTCAATCTCTTGAATCCACATTTGGTTTACATCACCATTCTGCCAATCCCAACGAGAAGTGGTGTAATGAAAAATGTCAAGAATCATTTGTTTGTTTGTTGTGGGGAGAATTAGATGGCGCACAGGGCACGGTTTACATTATTATGAAAAATATCAATTCCAATGTTACAATCAAGGCACTCACCATAACTATACCGAATGTTGTCTTGTTCGGACATACTAACTACACCATAAGCAAAACGATAAAGAGCAACGGTGTAGTTGAAGGTTATCATTGGTTTTTGTTGTTTGTTTGGAGGTTCAGGAAAGAATGTAACGATAATCAATAGACTTAATGCACCAACCAGTGGCACAAGTAATTTCTTCTACTAAATCATCTTCATCATCAGCATCCCAGATTTGACCGATTGTGTCAGCAGTGATTTGTTTTTGTTTGGAAAGTTGAAGTTCATACTCACCATCATCGGTGGTGAAATCAAACTCAATTTCAGTAACTTGAAACTTCATCGTTTTGTCTTGATTACTCCGTAATCATAGCACGGATTGGTGGGGTTTGGGAGTGTTATGTGCCAGTGCTACAACTGGCACACCGACTATACTAACTCATCCATTAGATAAAGAATGATACTTAATCAGTTTATTCGCAACATCAGCATCACTCTTGACATTACACTTTCTGAACTTTGGCATATTGAAATGCTTTGTTATAAGTTCCATCTTTTCATCCCTTATACAAAATATAGCATAGCGTGAGTTGTGATATATTCCGTAGGACCAATCTTCTTTGTTGTCTAATGAGATTTTAATGAACTTAGAGGTACTTTCACCCAAAGAACTTTCATCAATATCAACATAAGGAAAGAGATTGTTAAGATTCACTTTGGTTTCCTTTGCTTGTGTCCCCTTATTATAGCAGGCTTTAGTGTGGTTTGGGGATATAGTATGCCACCTTTACAACTGGCACAGTAGTATCACTTAATCCCAGGAAACTTCTTTAACATACAACCCAGGCATTACTAATGTGCCCTTGAGTGGGTCTATTTTGTACTCCCAAGAGTATTCAATCTTATTGAATGAATCCCATGTCATAAATCCTTTCTCCTTGTTATAGGTCATTTTAACCGTCAATGAGAACTTATTTGAATAGATGTTGCGTGATTTGAGTGCTCCACCTTTCTCCCGAACTTCAACCACAGTACATACATCTTCTGTAAGAGTGTTTTGTGAATCTAAAGTACAAGGAGTTTGATACTTGAATGGTGCTGCAAATACAGGAGTAGGTAGAAGTAGAAGAAGGAATAGAAGTTTATTCATGGGGTAATCCAATCATAAGAACCAGCAGTTTGTACTGATTCGTTGCCATCATACTCATCAATACGATAAGGACCATCAACCTCTTCAATTTGTAGATTTGCAAAACTTCCATTTGCTTTCTTTCCAAGTTCTTCTACAACTTGAACCAGAACAGGATCATGTCGATCAACATTATTATAATACCAAGTTTGTTTGGAATATGCTTGATTGTAAGCAACCCGTTCATCCATAGTCATAGCACAAAACTCATCTCTATCTTTTGCTGGAATACGGTCTTCTGGTGCAACCAACCAAACAGTGAATAGTTCCAGTGATTTGAACTGAGTATCATTTTCAATCCAAACTTGTTGACCTTTGATGTCCCAGTAACGCTGACATGCTTCTTTGGAAAGACCGAACCCACCGTAGCAACTGTTGTAGACCACGCGAACCATTTGGAGAACCTCCTCTGTGTATGAATGTATTATAGGGTATCCACAGGGGGATTGGGGATCCCTGTGTGCCAGTTGTTTAAGTGTCTCTATTCTATTCGCATTCTTTTATTTTTCCGCGACCAGGAATCCAACCATCACCGGGACATTCTATCATCATTTTACAATTCCATATTATGAGTGTGATTATATGAGGATTCATTTTTCAGATTCTTTTGCTAGTTTTACTAAATGAAATTTATCTGGATAAACTAATATACACACATCTCTAGATTTATGATTCATTACTCTTACACAAACTGTAATGTATTGTTCGCAAATGAAATCAACGACTCCATACATTCCATTATAATAAACTTCAATTCCTTTTGCAAATGTTATCTCTGACATACTGATAAATGACAAGTTTCTTTTAGTAATTTATCAGCATTATGTGAGACTGCAAATCCTGTTTGTATTGCAATAAGTACAAACAGGATAAGATACATATCTTTACTCATTGTGCATTTGAAGTTTAGTTTGATTTAGAAAGCATCTCTTTAACTTTATGAGCAGACTTACATTGTGCCCCTTTGATTGCTTGTGTGATTGAAGTAGTAAGCATCAGACACTGATTACTTCTAACATCACAGATTGCATACACAGGCTGATGAGTGTGAATATCAAAAGTGGTTTTGACTAGCATTTGATTTGAAAGAATGAGTGGGTAAAGAGTTATTGTAAATCAGAGAAGTTTATTTGAAGAGTCCAGCAACAATAGCAGCAATAAGAAGAAGAATAAGAAAAGCAATACCAATCAGAACACTAATCCAGATGGGAGACAATACCCACAACCAAGGCCAAGTAATATGACCAGTCAGTTTGAGACCGACAAACAATACAGTCAGCAAACCAGTGAAACCGATACCACCAGAAGAAGAGGAAGAAGAAGACATAAAAGAAAAAGAAATGGATTAGTTTAATTCAAACACAGGAAAGAGCATCTTTCTTTTGCTTGGGATTATGATTTTGCTTCACCCAAGTTGATTTACGATTAGAATGAATCTGCGAAGGAAGTTTGTGCTTACCTTGAACTTCATTCACCAGAGAAAAAACATTCAAAAGAAATGCTTTTTCCAACTTTTGTGCGGTCGTCATCAAGTTCCTTTCCTTTGCTTGTGTCCTCTTATCATAGCACGGATTGGGGTCTGTGCCCGTTTATTGTGCCAGTGCTACAACTGGCACATCTCATCATTGGACTCGTGTGGGACAAATTAAACTATACACCACACAGAGCACGTTGATTAGAACCTGATGCTTGACGATTCAAAGAAACGCCATCCCCAACATTTGCACCAATAGTAGCACCTTCTCCATTTGCACCATTCATTTT